ATGCCAATACCGGTACCGCCACGATACAGCACTAAATCAGGGTCGAACTTTAGTCCAGCCTGTTGTAGAACCAGATCTCCCACCATCGTATCCCCGGCCTTGGACACCGCCCCGATGTCCGCCGGGGTAAGAGCATCCGCGCCACCAGAAGCATGGGTGGATTTATGGGCGCTGGGTGGGAACGTCGAAGGCTTGTTCGCTACATCTGCCCACTGTACTACGCCTACCAGTACCCATGCTGTGCCGGTGTCCCGGTATATTCGCTGGGTATCCGTGGCGATAAAGATGCGCCCAACTACTCCAGCGGCAGGACGGTTGGCTTCTGTGTCGGCGAGGATGGAAGGTGTGTTACCCGCGTTCTCGACAAGCGCTGGCTTGCCACTCACGTTGGCCCAGGGCACCGGAGGCGCGTCTCCCGCCGCGCCGGAGTGCTTGTGGCCGGTGCTGGCGTCGAACTTCGGGTCTACGTCCTGCGCTTTGTCTGCCAGTTCCGCAAATGTCCCTGCTGTCCAGCGGTTTTCTACTGAAGCGCCGATGCCATGCGAAGTAGCCACAGTACCTTCCTGAGCACGGGAAACCGCAAAAGTCTTGAGGTTAGCGTCTACTGCAACAACTTCCATGATCTCATTATCTACAGTAATACGAAACGGTGGAACAGGAAATCTCGACACGTCCTGCACATAGATGGTCGTATCACTAGAAGAACACGCCTGTACTAGCACCGTACTGGCATTATTAGCAGCGTTAAGACGTGGCATTGCTTACCACCACCACCTAAGCCACCGTAATACTCAATTGTCCAGCAGGTATTTTCAACTGGTCTCCTTGGTCAATAGTCTTAGATACGCTCAACGGAGCATAGTAAAGCAGGTTACCTCCAGTAGAAGCGTCTCTTATTCCCACGTAGGAAACAGTACCCCAAGACGCGGTAGCGGTCGGGAAAACAATGTCCACATTATTGGTAATCGTGCCGCCAGAAGCTACGTTGAACGTAGCCTGCTGCCGAGCATAACCACTGCCCGACACCTCTGTACCAGTATCGTTAGCCGTCGGATTAGTAGTATACAACGCCACATAAACGGTAGAAGGCGGAGTATAGGCCACGTTCCTCAGAGTATGATCAAGTAACTTATTTGCTAGGTAAGTGCTAATTCCGGCCATCCAAATCCCTCCTAAATCCAAACCGTACTATAGGTAGGAGTCCCAATAAACGAAGCTTGGGGAGGAGTAAACATTTTAACATCACCAGGAGAAGACAAGACATCCAAGTTAGTGTAAACGCCGTCCCGTTGCCAATCGGTTTGGGCGTCGTACTCAAAAGCTAAATGAGGATTATCTGCATAAAGTGCCGTCCCAGATGCTACAATTAGCTTCGTAGTACCATCAGACTTGTAGTAAGGAGACAACCCAAGTACGGGTGAAGCCGAAAAGTCACTTGCAAAACGCTTTCTGGCACCTTTACGAACCGTGACGCGTCCCTCGTTGGTGTATTCCACGTTGGTAGCAACTGCTAGGTCTTCATCACCAATAGTGACAGGGTCGTCCGTGTTGAGGCCACCTGAGAAGTTGCCCAGTTTTTGGTACAAGTAACCACCAACAGTGACATTTTTCTTCCTCGGCATGTTACCACCACCAAGTCCGGTCGATCCTGTCCGGCATTGGGTTCTTCTGAGCGTCTAAAATGCTCCATTCGAGCTTCTTCTGGTTGTACCAAGCCTCTTTAATCGCCGCCGCCGGGTCTCCATCAGACAAGAAGCACATCCAAGCAGCATAGGCAATTAAGAGGCTATCTGCATCCTCTATAGTCGGCGTATCTGTAGGGTTAACCATCGCCGTCGGGCGCTGTGTTCCAGAAATGTAGAGCGTACCAGTTTGCTGGGGAATAGGGTAGAAGTAGAGGCTGTTGCCCATGAAATACGCCTCTACCGGATCGCCCGTAACAACGGTGCTTTCCGGTGGAACACCGTACTTTATGTCCAGCGGATAGCGCCAGGTAGATATTTCCATCCACAGGGATTTGGGAACCAGCAAGTCGCTGGGCTTGGCTATTGATTGTTGCCCAGCAACAACCGTAAGCGTCCACAAATTGAGCTTCTTAGAAACTTGTGCTAAATCCATCTGAGCGTCATTCAGGTAACGGGTAATGGTTGCATCAGACCACCGCACGGCGTTCGGGTCTTGAACCTCGTCACGCACTGCCGAAATAAGCTCAGAAAGTTGCACCCGGCACCACCGGCCTTCCCATGAACTTCAGGTCGTCTCGGATGCCGTACTCGATGTCTCTTAACCGTTGAAAACGAGCCTGTTCAGCACGGTAATCAATTTGCTCCTGCTCCCGCAGCAGTTCGTGGTACGGCATACCCGTACTTCGTGCCATGTAGTAACCGCGTCGGACAGCAGTCAGAACACGCTGGTCAAGCTCATGGAAGGAAGCCATAAGGTAAGGGCCGTGAAGATCACGGCCCCAGACCTCATAAGTTTGTTTATCTGTGTTGAAAAGAACCCGCAGCGCCGGGTCAATTTCCCTAAGACGCTGCGGGATGTCGAACACGTGCGTTTCAACAGGTAAACGCATTTACTGTACCACCACCTTACGCCTCGGTGATGTTGGTGATACCAGCCAAGCGGTTTCGGTGAATGGTTAGGAGGTTACCGTCGAGGTAGTAGGTAGCCTCGTAAGTGAAGCTGCGCGGGATGTAGTGGAGAATACCGCCTTCGACACCGCCGGTGTCTAGCCAGCCGGGTTCACCGATCTGACCGATCTGGATGGCGTCGAAGTCAATCAGGTACATTGTACCGTTCGGGCAGTCCTGGTCTTTGTAGCACTCCACACCGTTCCAGGTCATACCGGACATGCCGCCAGCCAGCTTGACAGTACCATCCACCGGGATGCGCTTCATGGACTCCATGTAATTAGCCATTGCGCGGTAGACACCGTACGAGGCTACGATCAAGTCTACCTTACCGCCGTTTAACTCGATAGCGTCAAATGCCTTCTGCACAAGCGGCATACCGATAGCGCCGCCGGTAGTATCGAGGTAAGCAGCCCAGTTCTGGTAGCCGGGTGTAGCCGGGTCAATGCCGCCGACGGCACCGGTAGACTTGATGATCTTCGCCAAGCCATCCCACTCCTTGTTGTAAGCACCGGAACGAACGATAATATGATCCGTAGTCGTAGTCACAGCAGCGCCGTCGATGGTCACAGTACCAGCGGTACGGTTAACAGCCGTCACCTGGCGGTTGGTAGCCAGGGCAGCACCAGTGGTCGCGTTGATGATGTCAACGTACATATTCTCAAAGAGGTACTTGGTGCTGCTTACGGGGATAGTATTTGTGCTGGTAGCCGCACTGCAAGCAGCCAGCTTGCCGGTACCGTCGCCGTAAAGCTGACGGTTTACGTTCTGACGCAGCATCTCGATGATACTGGCGAACTCGAAGTTCTTGAGGTTTTCCCAGGCCGCCTCAAAGCTGGTTGAAGCCTTGAGAGCACGCTCGGACAGGCGGCAGACGCCCCACTGAATGAAGCTGTAATACTTCGCCATAGCGGACACGGTCTGGACAGGAGCAGTAATGGTATCAAGCTCACCAGCCGTACCGACGCCCTGGTTAGCCAGGAGAGCTACTGGCAGGGCGAAGTAACGACCACTCAAATCAGCGTACTCAGCAGACTTCTCCAGTTTTTCGAGTAGTGGTTTATTACGAATAAACTCCTTAGCAATTGCAGGGGCATAAACTTCCTTTAACACATTTTCGTAGTAGGCAATGTTGGAAGCCATAAGTCAACACCTCCAAAATTAACTTTTTAGTTATTGAGCAGGTGCAGAAAACAAAGCACGCAACCTATCCTTAGCGATGTTGCGTGCGTCTTTCATGCTATTGATTTGCGGAGTCTCGCCGCTTGGAACCATCCCGCCTTTACCTTCCACGGCAGGCAACCCTTTCGCCTTGGACTTGCTCATCATGGCTGCCATCAGGCGGTCGGCGATCGTCCCCTCACCTTCGCGCATCTTCTGCCAAGCCCAAAGAGCTAGAGCGTCTTTTAAGGGTAGCCCGTTGCGATCAATAGCAATCTGAATAAGCTCCTGATCGTTAAGCTCGGGAAGGATTGGCATTTGCTCCTTAAGGGCTTCATACTCTTTACGGGCCTCCTCCAGCTCTTTCTCAACAGCCAGGTTCGCCTGGGCCTGCTCAACCCGATTCAGGCGCTCCATAAGTTCCGGCGGGACTACTGTCGGAGCAGAAGGCACTGGAGGAGTAGGAGTAGGCATAGCAGGCTGAGCATTGACAGCCCCCATCGGAGCAGCAGTCGGAGCAGCTTGCGGTACACCACCAAGTTCGTTCACGTTTCCACCTCCATAGTGTTGCTCAATCAAATCAGCTATCTTCCGAGTAAGCTCGGGGTCTCTTTCCAACAAAGTAGCCAGCATCGCCACCGGGTCATCTTCCGGTTGGGTCGCTGCTGGCTCTGTCTGAGCTTCTGCCACCGGAGCAGGTTCTTGATCCGTAGCAGCAGTTCCAATCAAATCATCTGGAGACATTTGCTGATCCTCCGTTTTCTTGCGGGGCATTTACTTCACCTCCTGATGCCTGTTGCAAATATTGCTTGTGTGCCTCTACATGCTGTCTGAAGAGTTCCCTCCTTTCTGGAGGCAATTGCTCGAATTCAACCGTCTTGCGGAACCTGTTGTGTTCCGCAATATGAATGACGTGATTATGGAAATCTTCCACAGGAACCTCAACACCAGCACGCAACCTCTCGTTTTCGCGCTGCGCCTGGGAAGCATCAAGCTCTACATCACTGAACACCTCCTGAAGCGTACCGTAATGAGTAAGACGGACAACCAAGCGTGGATCGGTAATAATCTGCCTGTCCCACAGATCGAGCAAGAACTGCTGTTGTTGTGCTAAGGACTTCGGTAGGGTCGAACCGGCCTCAACGTGGACATCCGCATCCGCCGGAATGTCTTCTGCCTTAAACAAGGCCACCTCTCGCTGGCTATTACTGCCAACAATACGAATAACGCGCGGCACATCGTAAAATGCCCGCGCCAGTTTAAGCACCATTTCCATAGCAGCAGCAATCATGTTTTCGTAAGCTCTAGCAGTAACGGCCAAGCGAGTCTCGTCCTGCTCCAACAGGTGAGCTAAAGCATCTCCAGAACGCACACCACGCGGGACTATACCACGGGACACATCGTTCACGCCGGAGACATCATCTCGCTCCTGTAACAAGCGGATCAGTGTGTTCATCACCTGCGGCGGGTAAGGCTCCGGCTTAAACTGCTCCAACTTCCCCGGCAGCGTAGGATTGTAGTAAATGATCTCACCGGGAGTAAACTCCGGTGCCTTCAACAACGAACCCACCGGAGCTACTATCGGTGGGTTGGTCATCTTGGACGTGTTTTCAATAATGTCACCTTTTAGTTTGTTGTAAACAACATTGATTTGCCGCAAATCTGTAACTACAGAGTCCCCAAACAACCGGCCAGGAACGGGGATATGCACCATCATCGCAAACGGTATCGGGCAAATGTCCGCATATGGATTTTCTGATTCGTAGAGAACTTTGTTCCCGGCCACAACTGCGTAATAACCTCTGGGGTTGACAGCGTTCGGGCGTTCCCAATACTCCTTAACGATAGTGGCAGGGATCATCCCCTCATTAACTGTCGTGCTGCGCCCATCAACGCCAAACCCAGCAGTAGCCAGGCCCTCCACTTGCTCTGCCGGAACCTTAACCCCGTACTTCATTTCGACGTATTCGACCGGACGCACCCGTGCATGGATAACCCACGAAGCCTCGTCCAACGTTCTAGCAAAGGGGTCTACGAACATTTCCAAGGGAGAACAGTAGTCCAGCACGACATCGCCGAGAGGAGTACCGTTGAAAGTCGGCCCGGCGTTAGGATCGAAATAGACCTTTACGAAAGCCGTACCGCCAACTAGTGCCCACAGGAGCGCGTTTTTACACGTCACATCGTAATTGTCCACGGCCCATTTGTATTCCAGGAACTGGCTGCAAATCTTAGCCTTGGCAATGTCGTCCTGGTCGGCAGTAGTCGCGACCACCTTAAAAGCCGGGTCGTTGCGTGTCAGCTTTGCATACTCAATACGGACTACCGGCCTTATAAGGTTGGTAGTGGACTTAGGTTTCCCCTTTGGCGGCGTCCAATCAATGACTTTGCAAAAATTGGGATCGTAAGTCACCCACTGCCTGCCGGTGTAAAAAGCGATGTTCAGCTTAATATCCCTGTCGATAACGCGCCTGGCGGCCTTTGCCGCGTTATACCTTTTATTGACCTTTTCCAAAGTTGCAGGGTTAGCCATAATCAACTACCTGCCTTAGCGCGAAGGGCATTTATCCTCGCCTCGTTCGTATTACTACCAAGCAAACCAAGCCGCATCAAATAAAGCCGCCAGATCGGGTCAGCACTCATCCACATGGGGATATTCCCACCGAGGACGCTCTGGAACTGCGGTGAGGCTAGGTACTCCCTGATAGCAGGATTTTCCTCCCCGCCAACAACCTGCTTGTAGATGTTATAAAGCTCGTCCACGCTGGGGGCCGTAAGCGTTGTAGGCTGCTCTGCCCTAACCGTAAAGCCACTAGGCCCTTTCTGTAGTAAGTCTTGTTGCAGCCCTTCCTGCCCACCAGGTGCTTGTGGCTCCGTACCTGCAGGAACTTCCACCTGTGGTGGTTGCGTAATGCTAACAGGCATAGAAGGAGTCTGCACCCCCTGCCGCACCTGAGCCAGCTGGTTCAGCAAGTCACTAACCGTCTGCTGAAGTGCTTGGTTTTGCTGTGTCACCGCGTCTATCGTTCGCTGAGCTTGCTCGACTATACTGTTCAAAACATCTTGCCCCTGTTGCTGCAATTGGCTTGAAGGGGCGTTAGCAGCAATCGGAACACTTGAACTTACGGAAGGACTAACTCCCCCATACAGACCAAAATCAAACTCCGGATGATCTCGCATAAATTCAGCAGCCGCTGCCGGATCGTCGAGAGGCTGGCCTTTAGTGAGTTTATCCCTAATTTGAGCAGCATAACCTTCTACACCATAAGCCCGAACGTATTTGTCATACGTCCTACCTGTCGGAGTCCGTGCAGCTGCCGTCGGTTTAGGCGTTGCGGTTGCCGTTGCTGAACTCTTGGGCGCTGTAGCCATTGAGCCGGAATCCCAACCAGGATACCAACCGCTTTCACGACCGTAAACCATCTTGTTAGCTTCGGTCTCGCTTGCTCCTTGGCTCCGCAGTACGTCCGCTACACGCCTAGCCGTTTCCATAGTAGCTGTATCGCCACGAGCTTTGGCCGCCTCGTATGTGCGCTTGGCCTGAGCCAAGGCTTCTGTAAGGTTCTTAAGCTCACGTTCAGAAGGAGTCTTAGTCGCTGTAGAAGAAGACGAGGATTTTTTGCTTGTACTCGAAGACGAGGATTTTTTGCTTGTACTTGAAGACGAAGGCGTTGAAGTAGACTTGGATGAACTAGACGTGTACCAATTTCCCCCGTAAGTCTCCCGCATAAACTGCTGGTAGCCAGGATCGTCCCAGTAGGCCATCGTGAATCACCTCGCTTCAGTAACCAACTGCGTTGTAGTCGTAATCCTCCTCTTCAGGTTCAGGAGCCTTGAGAGGAAACTTTTCCAAGACTTCCGCCTGTTTGTACTGCGTAAAGTCCCGTGCCATGAGCCGATCCAACAAACGCTGGCGCTCCCCGAAGTAACGGTCTTCGAGCTTAGCCAACTCCCTGGAGTGATACCACTCGCGATAGCATAAAAACGCAACGAGAGCTACAAGCGCAATCTCAAGATTCATTCGCCTTCCGCCTCCCGCTTGTGCGCCCTGCAATGCGCCATAAACTTGCCTTTGTTCGTAAACGTCTCTCCGCACTCATGGCACGTGTACACGGTTGTTTCAGGCTCCTGAACCGGCTTTGGCAAGGCATTAGCTATTTCTTCAGCGCATCTAAGGCACACCACATCGAAAGGCCCCATCTCGACACCTGTAGTAGTCCAAGCACGACAAACCACGCAGGATGCGTAAACACCTTCTACCAACCTAGCCATTTACTCTTTCCTCCCCAATTTCCTCAACAAGGCAGCACGCCGTTTCGGGTCTTTCACTTTCTTAGCCGCCTCGCGAGCCTTGGCATAGGCTGCCGCAGCCGCGATTCGGCGTGCCTCTTCCATGTTTGCTGGTCGTGTGTTGCCAATCTTTCCGGTCTCTTTGTACTTACGCAACATCTCTTCGATATTTTTGCTAATCGAAGACTGCGAATAACCAGTTTTTAACGGCATAGCCCACCACCTTACATATAAGCAATAGTCACATCGCCCATCGTAGTCGCGGAAATAACCGCATAAAGGCCAGTGGTGAACTCCACATCCAACAGGTAGCCACCAGCAGCCTTATACACTCCAATAACCGTTCCGGTAGCGTCAACTCCATCATACAGAGTAACCACCATGCCACTTCCGGCGTCACCAATGCTTACAGCATGGAGTATACCAGCACCGCTCTTCACAAGCGTCCCGGTAGTAGTTGCACCGAAGTGCCTGTAGGAGTAGCTTCCCGGTCTCCGGGCCTCAACGTAGCCAACGGCAGTCACAGAACCACTTTGGTAGTTCTGCACATTCGGCCTGATATACGCCACGCCCTCCACGTCAAACACCACGTAGGAAGGACTGTACGTTACCGAAGATGATAAATCGCCGTTCAGACACCCAATGAAGGGGAACCAATTAGTTCCATCCAAACTAGCCTCGAACTTAACCGCTGCGTCAAAAGTACCGGAAACCAAAAAGACCGCCGTTTTACCATTACGGCAGTCCAATGAAGCACCGGGACCGTTAGCCGCAACACTATTCAGCAACGTAACCGCAGACACTACGCATACCTCCCAAGATCAGGATGTTCAAGACGCCTTTCGCGCATCTTTCTTATCATAGCCGCAAGAGGTACTTGCTGAGCATCTTCCTGCACCGGAACAGGAGCCGCTTGTTGCTGCTCAACATTGTTCGCCACATAACCGGAATACTCCCGGCGCACCTGGGCAGCTATTGCCAAGCTCATCACCCGGTCGTCCTTGGCTCCGCTCACCGCGCCGATCTTATCGTTCTTATCCGACAGGCGCACAAAAGTGCTCATTTCCTGTAGAGTCTCTTTGTTATTAATGACCACAGAGCCGTTGTAAAAATCGGCCCGCAGGTTGTCTATGATAAACTTCTTGGTCTTGGGTGTAGTAGCCCAACCGAGCTTTCCTACCCACTGGTTGCTGATTTTGTCAAACACCTTGCGCTGGTACAAAGCGTAATAGCCATTGTCACGAAGCCAGTTGAGCGCCGATAAACCATGCCCGTCAGCTTCGACGGCAATAAGAGCGTCGTTGTACCACTTACCAAGCAGGAACAAGTCCTGTGCATACGAAGTAGGCTCCGCCAGCATGTGCAAATGAGCCACTTGCTCTCCAGTAACAACATCGAGAACGTCGGCACTAGAAAAATCGCCAACCCGGTTTATAACCACACCGGAGCCGGTATCGGCACCTATCACATAAACCTTGCCGGGTTCTGGCGGCTTAAACACCTTGAGACGTTCGCCAGGCTGTTCAACAAACTGCACAGGCGCATCGGCAGTAACCCGCACCAAGTACCCGTCGGTGTAAGTGACATTCTCAATTTCCTTAAGTCGCCGCATAATAGCTTCCGGCCTGAAGAGGTTAGCGTCTTTGCGTAAAAAGGCTTCTTCTATGGTGGTGGGGTATTCAAGCCGGAAGGCGTCCTCATCACCATCAAACTCGTTCTCGATCACCCACTGCCGCCAGTAGAGTTGTTCCTTCGACAAGTTCAAGTGCTCCAGTTCAGGCGGACAATAGACCTCTTCGCCATCGGGAACGGGCATCCGGTACTCTTCATGCATGTACCAAGGGTAAAAAATAGCACGGTAAGCTGTCGGCTTGCCGCGTTGCTGTGCGTTCCACGTCTTGGTAAACAAGTTGTAGAAGAAACCCTCAGGGCCATTCCCCGTGGACTCAATAAAAATGGCCGTGTTCGGCGTTTTCGGTATGGCTGCGAAAAGCGCCCTAGTCACGCCTTCAGCATTTTCGTAGAAAGCGGCCTCTGACAAATGCGCCAGGTGAATTGTCCTAGAACGCCCAGGCTCCTTACCTTCGGACGAAGTCACTGTCAGCGATGAACCGTTGGTTGCAAAGCTGATTTCGTACTTAGTAAAATACTCTTCCTTGACCTGTTTTACCACCCTAAACCAACCGGGAAGGTGCTTAATGGCAAACCGGTTAATGTCCAGGATACTTCTGGCCGCTTCTTTCTCATGGGCCAACTCCACAGCGTTGACGTTGTCGTCTCTAAGCATCCGCCAGAGGATGTAAGCCTGAATAACCGTGGAAATTCCCATCTGGCGGGCCTTAAGAACAATGATGCGAACAGGTTTTCCCGCCTGTTCTTGAGCCTGAATCTCTTTTAGCAGGGCCTTTTGCACATTGTTTAGCTCAAGAGGCACCACCTCGCCCATTTTGTTGCGGATATACATACACCGGCGTGCGAAATACTCAAAGTCACTAAGCGCACGCTTGGTCGCCGCAACATATATATCAGTCTTGGTCGGTAATGTCAATGACATCGCGGAAATCCCTCTCTAGCACAGCCTGCTCCTGTGGAGTTATGTTAACTTGAATAGCGTTATTCTGAACACTTTTAGCTCCTTTGCCGGAAATCCCAGCAATGTCAAGAAGAATCTTTGCCGCATCGGTGTCCCCTTGAGCAGCCAGTTTGCCCATAGTATCAATCACGGCCGGAAGATGAAGAGACGCCTGAACGGCCAAGCGGTCGTGGTACAACCGCAAGAATTCCTCCGCAGTCACCGCAGAAATAAAACAGTCGCGAACGCTGACACCGTTCACGACACTGTCTTGGAACAACTTATTTACAAACTCAACAACATCCGGGCTATCCGGCATTACTTTGGCTGGCTTTTCGGTCATTCTGTTCATTCCTCCAAGCTAAGAGCCGCTGGACATCCTGCTCCTTGACCTCCCCTCCAAGGAGGAGCTTAGCGAAACCGACCAGCGTTGCTACATCCACATCGCTGAGAGCCGAAACTAGATAAGTCAGCATCCCAAAAGGCGTATTGGCCCCCAAACGCCTGTAGGGAGTGAACAAATAGGCCATAGGTATTTCTGCCATACGACACAGCTTCAGTACCACCCAAAGACGGGCGTCCCTAATGTGATAGAGACGCCCACGAAGAAGGTCATACATGGTTACTTTACCTGGAGCAAAGGCGTGGTCTTTTATGAGGTGTTCGTAAAACTCGTCTATAGTAGCCCATTTCCTACCAATAGCAAAGGCCGCCCTGTAAGGGGCCATCCCGCTTTTGCTGTAGTAATACTCTTCATCAACCAAAAGCTCCGGCAAGATTCCCCTTTCGTCGGCCCAATTGAGTATGCGTCTATACCACACGTACCAACCGCCCCACTCCACGTAATAACGGACATCTTCACCGCCACGCAACTGTATGTGCAGTAGCTTGCACATAGACTCATCCACGCGGTAAAAAAGCCTATCCAGCGGAAGGCTGGTAATATTTACTCTCTTCCTTCCCATCTTACCTGCCTCACCCTGCGTCTAATCCGGCGGTAAGCGTCGTGCCGCATACACTCCAGTATTTCTTCTCTAGTCGGTTGGTACGGCACTTTGCAATTTCGCTTGTTCATCCCGCTCACGCCCTCACACCGGCGCTTACATTTTACAGTATAAAGTAACTTTTATCGTTTGTGGTTGCCAACAACTAATCCAACTTGGCAAGAAGCTCAAGTTTCAGCGATTCCAAAATACCGATCCATTCTAAATTAGAAACCTTCGTAGACCAACCGTATTCAATCCCGCCGTCCCTACGCTTAACCGCGATAAGTGCGCCTTCCAATTTTCCTTCAATATGAAGCTGGTAAATTCTGTTTAGTATATCAATAAACTCATCAAGATTCACCACTTTGCTCACTCAAAAGCCCCCTCTTGGCCGCTTCGCGGGCCGTGTACTCAACGATCCGCTCCCACCAACGGTAGAACGTAGTCCTGTCCTCCACCCACACGTCCTCCACAGGCTTTCCTTCGTTCTTGGCAACTGCTTCGGCGTACTTGTGCTGGACGGGTGCAACCCACCCTAACCTACCGCGCCGGTAACGGTACTCGCGCCGCAAGCGAAGAAAAATCTGCATCTTCCAAGGCAAACGACGCTCGATCTCCTCAACAAGCACAAGCCACTTTTCCATCCGTTCCAAGCGGCCCAAGAGAGCCACCTTCCTGCCTGTAGGGTCAGAAGCACCTTGCTCACCACCAGTTACCACGATGAAGCCGGTCAAACCAGAAGCAAGTATGTCCTGGCGCATCCTATGGTAAGCCTGCTTCCGCTCCTCATAGAACAGAAGCCAACCCGCCACTTCCTTGTTCTCGCGTTTAACCTGCTTGTCTATGGTATCCTCCTGTTGAGTTTCAACAAGAACGGCCTCCACAAGCATCACCACCCATCGTCCAGGGCTTCGCGGTTACGGCTACGCTCCGCATCGAAGCCGTCCGGGTAGCGCTTCTTCAGCTTCTCAATGTTGAACACCATTGTACCTTCTAAATCAATGTCAAACTCACGTAGAATCCCCGCTAAGTACCACAACACATCCCCTGCTTCCTCGCGTATCTTGGCCTTATCAGCAGGGTGGTCGTGGTAAAGTGTCTTCTTAAGCAAGTCAACGAGCTCGCCGGTTTCACCAACAAGCCCCAAGGCGTAGTTCTTAAGACGCTCCGCCATGCAATCCTTTGGAGCAGTTCGTGCTGCTAGCTGCTGATATTCGTTAGGTGTCAAGGTGCAAAACCTCCAGTAACTAATCCTTTTGTATTGTGGCAGGCGGCGGGAATTGAACCCGCATCTACCAGGGGTATGCCCCCTAGTGTGCTACCGTTACATCACGCCCACCGAGTATGTACGGGCGGTGAACCCTCAGCCCACTAGGGCCTATCCAACCAAAACGGTCAGCGTTGCGGATTAACCGCCCATTTGTACTGCCTACACGCAGGCCATCACCGCAACGGGTGTACCTGCCCTCACCACACCACAGCCTCAGCAGTACAGAGAGGAGCAGCGGGGCCTTGCGGCCAACGGACGCTATGGGCATCCAACCGCTGCTGTAAGGTATCTGCCCGTCCGCCGCTAGTCGCCGTTAGGCAATCATGGCATGGAGCCAGCTTTCGCGGGCGGAGGACAACACCCACCCCGCCGTGCATCTTTCGACCTACGCGCCATTCGGCGTTTCAGTCTCCTCTTGCGAGCGGGGCAAGTATGTACCGGGCCACGCTCAGGCGTCTTTCGCCAGCTATTCGTCTCGCCAGGCGAGGCTGGCTCGGATCGACGCACCACCGCCGGGGTCGTGGCCGTTCGCTATGGGGGCGAGGATTTGCACCTCGCATGGCAGGCTTTTTCACGTTGCCCCGCTTTTATTGCGGTCTTAAACCGTATCCTGCCGCAAGCATACCGCGTCTACCTATTCCGCCACCCCATAGCTGCTATGGGATGCTGTCGTCGCCACGCATGGCTTACGGCACGTGTGCCGCCACAGCCCCCATAGCCCAAGCATTCCACACCACCGTCGTTGACCGGCCCGTCCGGGCGACGGTGGGGAGTATCACCGAGACAATTATAACTGATCTAACACCTAAAGTCAACACACAACGTCATAAAACAGCATTGACACACCGGACAACGCCGCAGTATAATAAGCAGTGCGAGACCAACAAAGAGGGGTGTTAGAGATGCCAGAACTAAACGAGAAAAGAAAACTAATATCAGTCAAAGAGTTCGCAGAAATCACGGGTGTATCTCGCTGGTACACCTACAAACTGATCAAGGAGGGCAAAATCCCGCACGTCAAAGTCGGCGATAAGATAACGATCCCCAGGAGCTACCTAGAAGAACTGCTCGGCTCCGCCAAGTAGGGCAGGTGACAAACAATGCCCAACGCAGCAACGGTCTGGCAGGAGTTCCTAGAACAACGAGGTTTAACAGACATTGCCAATGAACTCGGCTGGAGGGTACTCGACGGGAAGTTAATAATCCCCTACCCAGCCGTACACAAACTCAACCTGCCAGCAGGAAAACGCTACCGACCGTCACCAAACGAAAAGCCCAAATTTACCAAAGGACAAAAACCGATGCCCTACTTCCTTCACCAAGAGGGAGACTACGACACCCTCGTTATTGTAGAAGGAGAAACGGATGCAGCCACCGCAGCCGGAGCAGGCTTTTCGGTCTTGGGAGTACCAGGGGCGACAAACTGGAAAGACGCGTGGTGGCTCCTAGCGGAGGACTTCAGCCAGGTCGTAATCTTCCTGGACGCCGACGAAGCCGCAGCGCACCTCCTCAGCAGGCTGGCTGCCGCCAAGCCGGAAAATTTGCAGCTTTTGGTCACGGCACCAGCACTAGCCCAAGAGGGAATACATGACTTAAACGATCTGCACCAGGCCAACAGCGGTGACTTCAACAAGACGAGAGAAAACATCATTTCTCTAATCAACCGCGCTAGGCCGCTGAAGGTAGTCTACGACGAAAGTGAGCTTCTTGAAGCCGTTACTGACTCGCTGGAAGGCGTATCTGCCGTAGAGGACGACGACGGCGACCGCAAAGCCCTCTGCATATTCCACAGTGAGAAAACCCCCAGCCTGGACTTCGGCCCAAAAGGCTTCAAATGCTTCGCCTGTGAACGCAGCGGGTCGCTCCGCACGCTGGGATCAGTGCTTGGTATAGCCCTGGTGCAGGCAAGCCATTCGGACGATGTCAAATACGCGGTCCGGAACGGCCAGATTTGCAGCGTCAAATACACCGAAGACGGAATCATTTACACACCGCTCTGCAACTTTCAAGCCAGAATTACAGAGGAAACGTTAAAAGATGACGGCGTGGAACAAACGCTTTACTTCCAAATAACCGGCAGGTTGGCCAGCGGTAAACCCCTGCAACCGCTAACCGTCCCGGCAGACAAGTTCACCGCCATGAACTGGGTAGTGGCAGGGTGGGGAGCAGAAGCCAACATCGAAGCCGGTAACGGAGTGAAGGACAAGCTCCGTGCGGCAATTCAGTATCTAAGCGCCAGTAGTGTTGGCAACCAAGGCATCCCGCGCAAAACTGTGTTCACACATTTGGGATGGCGTAAACTGAACGGCAACTGGGTTTACCTTTACACGGGTGGGGCAGTAGGGCTACCCAATGCGACCGTCGAGCCGGATCAGGAATCCCTCCGGCGGTTTTCCTTACCAAACGAAAAGGAAAGTGCGAGACTTAGCCTAGACTTACTCAGCATCGGCCCACCGGAAGTAATAATCCCCCTCCTGGCGGCGGTATACCGCGCCCCGACCTGCTGCCTGCTGTACCCAACGGTGACTCTCTGGCTGTACGGGGACACCGGTAGCTTCAAGTCCACACTGGCGGCGCTTATGTCCTGTCATTTTGGCGGCCCGTTTACCGGAGAGAGCCTTCCCGGCAGTTGGATAAGCACCGAAAACTCCCTAGAACGCGCCCTCTTCCTGGCGCACGATGTCCTCTACGTAATTGACGACTACGCGCCGGAAAGGAGTGCCCGTGCTGCCAAGGAGTTAGAACACCGCGTAGACCGTATCCTTCGCCAAGTAGGAAACCGGACTTCCCGTAGCCGTTTGCGGAGCGACCTATCCGGCAGGCCGGAATTCATTCCCAACGCTATGGTTGTTTCCACCGGCGAGCAATTACCTCTCGGCGTAAACAGCATCGCCGCGCGTATTCTTCCTGTCAAATGCGAAAAAGACAAGATCAACATTAATGCCCTCACCGAGGCGCAGGCGAGACAGTCGGAGTTGGCCAAAGCGATGCGCGGTTACATTGAATGGTTGGCCGGGCGGATGTCCTCCCTGGCGAATTCGCTGGGCGAACGCTTTGTTGAGCTACGTGCTCAAGCCCTCACCGGCAACTACGCCCGCCTGGCGAGCAGCGTCGCCCATCTAGCCATAGGGTGGGAGCTCTTCCTCACCTATGCCCTGGAAACCAACGCAATAACGCGTGAAGAGCGCGATCGCCTGTGGAATCAAGGCTGGAACGCCCTAACCTCCATAGCTACCAAGCACGATGCCCTCCTTACCGAGGAAAGGCCAACGCGCAAGTTCCTGCGGACTTTGAGTGCAATGCTCACCCAAGGCGTTGTCTACCTGGCAGACCGTGCCACGGGGAATCCCCTGGTTACAAACGATTTCTCCGTCAGCAGTAGGATGATCGGTTGGCAGGATTCCGGGGGTGTGTACTTGATCCCAGACGCCGCGTGGCGCGAAGTCAACGAATACCTGCGCTCCACCGACCGGATAGCCGTAACGCAGAACACGCTGGCCGACATGCTGTTCCAGGAGGGACTGCTGACCACGGACAAGGGCAAGAAAGTCAAGCGCATAAGAGTGTGTGGCGGCAGGGCTTACGTTTGGCAGTTGCCGCCGAACGTCTGGGAGGTCGTCGAAAGTGAAGAAGACGAAGATCAAGCTGAGTGACACGTGTATGTACCCTACACTCCTTTTCGATGGCCTATGCAGCGAGTGCCCCCTAAAAGAACCCTGCATTTGCAGCAAGAAAAAATACCGGAAATAATACCCCATACGAGTATGCCATGAAATCTCTTAGCCCCAGCTGCAAAAAATGGCTGGGGCGCTTTTTTGTCCCCTATTTGGGGGTGGTCTGTCCCCTGAAAAAGGGGACTTGTCCCCCGGCCCAGGGGACAGCTCCAGCCAGTAGCGACGCGGGTTTGGTGGTCGTGTCCCCTATGTCCCCCATTTTTCCAGGAGAGAGACCTCTAACTTTTTTGTGTTTTTCCTCCTCTACACTCATGAGGGGGTATGGAAAACCGACTCTAGGAAGGGTCTTATGTACCGCGTTAAGGGGACAAAGGGGACAGTATAGTAAATCTTTCTCTTTCTCTCTCTCTCTCCTCCAAGCTCGCGAAATCGTGTCCCCCGGCCCAGGGGACAGTCAGGGGACAGCAGGGGACACTTGGTGAGGAATTGTTAGTGTGTTGTACCAACAACTGTGTGAATAGGCACTTTTTCCGTACCGGCCCGAAAATACCAGGGCGGGGTATGTATAGAGCGGTAAGTCTAGTCCGTGGCGGTTCTTCGCGCGTTCCGGCTCGGACCGGGGTACCCATACAATTTGCAAAATTGGCAAAAGTGTAGTCGACGGAATTGTGAGAGAGTGGCGAATGAAAACTGTTATCATACCTGGGCCGGCTGCGCATCATCGGTTGCGCCCCCTGGCCGGGGCCGGCCGGCAGGTATTGTGAAAAACCGTGAAAATATTAGGGTGAGTGAGCGCGGCAGAGCTTGGCGCATCTAACGGCCGTAGATCACCCAAAATGCGCTATAACGTCAGTTGTAATACAAGACGGTAGATAGTACAATGGAGCCAGAACAAGGCGCTAGAGAACAAGCGCTAGCAAACGGAAAGGAGGAAGTGATAGCAACCAGCAACAGTCCTTCTCCCATGGCAACTGGTAACGTCGGCACAGTGACCGGCTAGCGACCAACCGTACATTGACAATCCGAATAAAGACCAGCTGTTGCCGCCGTGTCAAGCGCGCTTGTCTAACAACTGTTAGTCAAGCAAGCTTGACACCCGCGACAACCTAGTGGGAAGTATTCCCTGCCCTACAATGACGGGTGCCGAATACCAGAGTAGGATTGGGATTCCGGCCTACCGCTCTAGTCTGGGACGCCAACCCACTGCCAGCTTTTGGCAGTAGCTAAGGCGGCCTGGGCGACGTGCGGCAAGTGTCCGGCAGGCTTGCAGCTTGATGGCAACATGCAAGCTGCTACGCGCGAACGTACGTAAAGCTAGCCTTGCGTACGCGCGCCAGTACGTCGCTCATTCGCTTTACGCTTGCGCTTGGACGCAAGCTGGTTGCAAACACGCCAACCAACGCCGTTGGCTAGCATACATACCCTGGAAAGGAGAGGTTTCCATGAAAGGCAAAGTTTACCAAATTCTCGCTGGGAAAGTTGACGCCGTGAAAAATTGCCGTAAAACAGGAAATGCTGAATGGGAAGAAAGGCATTTGGAGACTATCCGGCAGGTGGAGGAAAACTACCTGCCGCATGGGTCTGGTTTCGACGCCGGCGTGAAGGTTGATATTGAAAGGACCAGCAAAGACAAGCTTGTGTTGGTAGGGTCTTATCACGTGATGGAAGAAGGTTATTACGTTGGTTGGATTGATTTTGTCGCTACGGTAAAACCTTTGTTAACGCTCGCTGAAATTGACGTTGTTGTCAAAGGTCCATTTGGGAAATACCAAGACGTGAAAGAGTATATCGGCAACGTTCTTTATCAATGTTTGGTTGAAGAGATTGCCTTGGACTAGGCGCTTAATTGCCTAGTCCTTTTGGTACATATTCCTCCATGAGAGGGGAGGTTTCTTGTGGTGGTTGTTGGCTATGATCCCTTTGCGAGAGAAGGTTTAGTTAGGGTTTCTGTTCCTGGAGGAACTTGTGCTTGGTGCGGAAGGGAAAAGAGGACGTTGTTCCAGTATATTCCAGAAAGCGAATACGAAAAGTTTGGGACGCGTTTTGCTGAAGGAGCTTTCTGCAATTTGCAATGTTACCTTAACTATCATTGTTAGAAAGGAGAGGTGCTAACAATGGTATTAACTGATTCTTACTCCCCTGATTACGGGCTTTTTGTGGAAGTTAGTGCCGGTTTTGTCGACATAACAGAAGCCCATTATGATGATGAAACGAATACCACGATCGTGGTTCGAGCCTACCCTTCATTGAAGGAAGTATTAAAAGGCAAGCATCGTGGCTGCTACGGCGGCGATTGTCCACCGTTTCGTTCCCAGAAGGAGAAAGTTCTAGCTGCTGCCATTTCCTACATTGGCTACTACGGCGGCGATGAAGAGCTCCTACGCGGTTATAGACTTCCTGAACTCTTTACAGAGAAGGTGCTTTAACCTTCTCTTTCTGTACATACCACGCCCCGGTCAAAACGGCCGGGGTGAATTTTTGTGAAGGAGGATCATCATGCGGTGGTATGACGATGGCATTAGGTTCTGTTTCTCCCTTGTCGGGAAGCAGCCTTCCCGGGAGGAGTTGGCGAGAGTGGAAGCCTTTGCGAACCAGGTTTTGGATTACTTAGCTTCCGGCAACTTGTTGCCGGAGGTCGAGCTTCCTTTCCTAATTCTGGAAAGGGAGCGCGTTAATAAGCAGGGTTAAAACCCTGCTAATACATACCTACACCAGGTCAAGGAGGGTTTACTGTGATTGAAGTTAGTTTCGTCGTCAGTGAATTTTATGGGATCTCCTTGGTGGATGCGCTAAAGGCTGTTGATCCTTTCCTTAAGTCTCACGAGAAGTGGGAGCGTGATTTCCGTTCTTACAAGGAAGCTTATGTTAAAAACCTTGCAAGGGCCGTGTTTGACTACACGGTCCTTGCTTGTGCCGGTGAAGCACGCCATGCCCGTGCTTGTACGGGTTATTATAACCCGTACATCCCGCAAGGCGGCGGACGCGGTTCTGCGATGGAGTATGCAAAAAGATACGAGCCTTACAGCGTATTGCGTGCTTGTTATAGGCTTTTCAACGAATTGGACTGGGGAAGTAACTACGGTGGAGAAGCGTGGGCTAGAATTGCCCACGCCGGTCTTCAGTATGGAAAGTGGGATGATGTAACGTTCATAGACCATTGCGTTGATTTGTCACACAATTCTTCACCGTACTTTGACAAGTACCAGGCTGGAATATTCGAAATGTGCAGTTCTTCTAGATACGAAGAACTGCTTGACATGAAGCGGAGTTACGCTCCTGAAGACCTAATTTATGAATTGTTCCTCTCTACCAAGTTGCAGGCATTGATTGAACGTGCCTGCAACCTTGGCATACTCCCCGAATTTATGCGTGCTTTTAGAGAGCGTTCTAAGAGCACGCAAGCAGACATTGACTATTGCGTGAAGCTTGTTCTCGAATACTCCCCAGTGAGTTGGGGAGAAGCAATTCTCCCCGACGAAATTGTCGAAGACCAGGAAGAGGAAGAAGAGGAGGAAGAATATGAGTATGAGCAAGAAGAAGAGGAACAGGAGGAAGCGTATGGAGAAGATTTTGAAGAACAACTTGGCAACTACGAACCTGCCAACAACGACAGCAGGAACTAAGTATACTCCCTGCCATACTGGGCCGGTAGAGGTTTACCCCCGGATATTGGTTGGGAGTTTGTCTGAATCTATAAAAATGGCAAACGAGCATAAGGTAGACATCCTTGTCCCGCTTGATTCCCTCCACGGGGACGTGTGGGACAAGGGTTGGCGTGGGGAAATTCATTACGTGCCGGTTCGCGATATGTCTATACTCCCTCGCGACGTGCTTTTACGCGAAATTGACTACCTTCTGCAAAAATATGCAGAAGGGAAGTCAATCGGAGTTTTCTGCATAGGCGGCCACGGCAGGACGGGTTACTTTGCATCTGTCCTACTTGGCCGCTTAGGTGTACAAGATCCCATTAAGCTATTGCGAGAGAAATATTGCTCCAAGGTCCTTGAGACCAAGGAGCAAATAAAGGAGGTTGCAGAAGTTCTTGGCAGGCCGGAGTTGGAGAAGTACGAGCCTGCCAAGACTATCATTTCGGGATTCAGTTATTACGACTACTGGGACGATTACGGCATTGTTGTTAAGGGAGGTGGCGCTGCTTCTTCACACCGACGGGACAAAAACGCCGAAGGGAGGTGTTGCGGAGAGTGCGCTCATTTCCTTCCATACTCAAAAGCGAGTATGGAAGGAACGTGTCTGGTGTATGATTGGGAAATATTTGAAGACGATGTTGGATGTAATTCGTTCCTTAAGAAAAACTAAAAACTAAGGAGGTTTTGGGAAATGAAGACATTTAAGTCTCCACAGACAAGCAGCGTTTACGCGGTTGTATTTGAGGTGCCTAGTGTGTTGGTATGTGTAAGAGACCTAGGAGAAGACGGCTTCCGGGTGAGGATTCAGGGCTCCCCTGAAATCCTGGAGGCCGTTTCGGAGAGGTTATTTGTAAGTTGGGGAGAAATCAAAGATGGAGACCACTTGTCAGTTGTCGTGCCTACTGACGAGAAGGCAGCTCATGCTATAGCTGACGCCGTGCAGGCCGTCCTCAAGGCAACTGACTTCTTGAGTGATCTACCCGTTGTTGAGGAAGAGGAGTAATCTCCTCTTCCTCTAATACATATTTCCAGGCTGGAGGTGTTTTAGGCGGTTAATAAGCTCACCGCACCGATTGGCACCATTGCCTTGGTTCCCTGGTGTTTGTGTGGTTGGAGTGTTTTAGAGGATCGTTGGAACGGTTGCTTAATGATCAAAAGGAGGGAATTCTGATGCGTTTTCTGAAAATCGTGCTAGACGAGAGTCCAGAGAATCCCAGAGAATGGGACAACCTAGGAACAATGGTTTGCTGGCATAAACGCTACGACTTGGGAGACAAGCACGCCTTTGGTACGCCGGAGGATTTCTGGCGCTTTGTTCGCAAGAACGGGGGCGAGAAGCAGTTCGTAGTTCTGCCGCTTTACTTGTACGACCATAGCGGTCTGGCAATGTCTACCAGGCCGTTTAATGACCCTTGGGACAGTGGCCAAGTTGGTTACATTTACGCTAGTTATGCCAAGATTAAGGAAAACTTTGGAGTCAAAAAGGTAACTGCCGAAGTGCGACAAAAGGTGGAAGAGCTTCTCAAGGGTGAAGTGGAAGAATACAGTCTTTACTTGGAAGGGCGCGTCTATGGGTTCGTGGCGTATTCTTGGACAGGTCACAATTTTGAGGTGGAAGACTCCTGCTATGGCTTCTTTGGTGAAGACCCAAAAGAGAACGGTTTGACTTACTACGTGCCAGAAGAATTCGCCCTGCTCCTTGAGCAAGAAGGGAGCATTTATGCAGGCCAGGTATTCTTGTTAAATGGTGACGGTAGCAGCAAAGTATTTTCGGATGTAAGAGAGCTTCGCGACTACTTGGAAGACGATCCGCAGTTTGCTGAGGCGTTGGAAGCTTATAAGGCGTGTCGCAGTCTTTTGGCGGCCTACTAGGAGGTAATGCTTTATGCGTAAGGAAACTATAAACAAAATATTTGCCATAATGGACAATCCTAAGCTATCCAGCCAGGAAAAGCTAGTGTGCGTGTTGAAGATTTTCGGCAAGCAAAAAGCCGTTGACCGTCCATTCTTGCGGGGAGTGTTGTTAGAGTTGGGTTATGAAGAGCTTGCAAATAAGATTTGACGCGAAGGAGGGAAATTACTTGATAAGAGCAGGTATCACAAAAGCGTCTGATTGGGATTTTCTTGAGGTGAAGGAGTTTCGTAATGCAGAAGAGCTGTTTCAATACATGAGGAAAACTTATCATTCGTGGATTGTTTGTTTCGATGAAACTTGTACTAGATATTTGCCGGAAGAAGACGACTTTGAAGAAGTGCCTGTAGATGTACAACTCAAAATATATGATTACTACGTTGAGTGAGGAGGAGTGGCTATGCGCGAAGAAGTGAAGGCCGTGGTGGAAGAGTTGCAGGCTTGGCTACCTAGCGAAACCGAGGACTTCCAGCGTCTAGTTATGAAGATACTTGTCTCGCTACCCGGAGGGGAACGGTTGGACGATAGGGTAGCTCCTCTTTCCGTCGGTTGGAAGGAAGTGGAACTGATCGGTAAACTCTGCAACGTCTTGCAGGATGCGCAAGACGTGCGGGACGTTGTAGATGCTCTTTATCCTGAAGAAGAGGAGGAATGAATGAAAATGTTTTCGGTTGTTTACCCTGCGAACGTGAGGGCGGCCCTCGTACAGTATGAAAGGGCCGTCGACAATGACGGCGTTGACCCTGTGAGCGGTTTTTCCTGCCAGGAAATTATCTCCTGGTTGGAAGCCGTTGCCAAGGGGGAGAAGCCTGCTCACCCCTTAGCGAGGCAGGCTGCCGTCGCTGCCCTACGGCGTGGGGTTTGAGTTGGTTGCCCAATGATGGCTACTAGCCGGAGGGCGCGTACATAGCCGCGGGCGGGATAAGCCGCCGGGCATGAAAGGAGAAGAAGATGAAGATGACCCCTGAAGAGTTCGTTGAGAGATTGCCCGAGATGTACCCGCTGCAAGGTGAGCCTGAGTTTTCATTTGTCACATTCAGAGCAGGCCCACCCGTGGCGTGGCGGGTATTTCGCTCGGGCGGGAAGTGGTGGGCCGAAACGAAGGTGAAAGGCCCCGCCGGAGGCGCCTACACGCTAGCAGAGGAAATTGATCTTTTGGAAGTGGTTCGCAAGTACTGGGCGGATATTACTCGCGAGTACAAGAAAAACGGTGGTACGTTGTGGCCGTTGTTTCGGCCATAGCAACACCATACACGAAGGAGGAGGGAAAATGAAGGTTCGTGTGCGTATTGGCAAAGATCAAACGGTTGTTGTTTGTCCATTCTGTAAACAAGAGATTGACTTGGAGGATGTTGCAGCTACTTCCTGTGGGCATTTGGACAGCGATGACTACATTACTCCCAGAGGGCCGTATGAGGAAGGTTATGATGTCTGGTTTACGGATAGCCTTCCTTCCTTGTATGGTAGGGAAGGCGAAATGTGGTGTCTTGTGTGTGGATACCACTTGACAGAGGAGGAGGCGATTGAAGCAGAAAAGGTGCTTGATAGTGGGGAAATTCCACGTTGTCCAAGGTGTGGGAAGTAGAGCGAGGCCCGGAGCGATCCGGGCCGTTTAGTTTAAGGAGGGTGGCTGTTTGCTTGATCGCCTAGTAGAGATAATCATTTCTGACAAGTACGACCGTTGGGTAGGCTTGTGGCTCGGTGTGTTAAGCGCCGGGCTGTTTTTGGTTATGGCGGTTTGGGTATTTCACCAAGTGAAAGCGATAGGGGGAATGTGAGAAATGGAACAACGAAAAGTGTGTCCATTCACTTTGGTTAACTGGATTTCCAGTAAGGGTTGTGGGCGGTGCTGGGAGGAAGAGTGTGCGTGGTGGGATTCTCTGTCCGGAGAGTGTGCGGTTTTGACTTTAGCAAAGGAGCTAAGAAGGAGGAAGTAGCATGGAAGTGAAGGAGCTTGTCCAAAACTTAAAAGGAGTGCTCGACAAGTTTTCTGAAATCGGCGTGCTTTTGGTGAGTGTAGATTATAGTCTGTTTTCGCCTCCACGTATTAAAGTGCTTGTGAGTAGCCCGAGCAGGTTAAAACACCTGCCTGGCTCTTGGGAAATTCTTACGGAGCCTATTAGAGATTGTCCGTATTATTTCCCTTACCGATTCCGGAAGGTCGTTGACGGCGTTATTTTTGATGCTTTAGCTACTGAGGCAGAGGCTGCGCCTTACTTGGAGGAGGCCAAAAGCGCGTGATCAGAATACGGCGTTATCATGACGAGCCATTGGCTTATTGTCCGGCTTGCGGATTGGAAATTTACCAGGGGGAGGAAGTATATTTCTTCCCCAACGGCGAGGTGATTCACAGTAGCAGAGAGTGTTTAGAGAAGTATACGTTTGCGCGTGTTGCCGTGGCAGAGGATGTCATCGGCTATGTTTTTAGAAGGGAGGCTTGCTGACCGATGCCCAAAGATTGGGGAAAATGCGCTGATTGCAAGTGGTACAATGATCGCCTGCGGCTTTGTACTGCCGTGGGCGTTGTGCGGGATGCATGGGAGGAGAGTTGTCTGCCGTTCTTCGAGCGCAAAAAGCTGGAGGGGTGATTGTAGTATGACTCGCGCCGAGTTTGCTTCGTTCATGCGCGAAGAGTTTGAGAGATTGGTTAGGTTGTTTGAGAGTAAGAACAACTCCTACGGGGCAGATGAAGATGTATTCTACAATTTTAGAGAGAGTGCAAGGCGAATATTTAATGGTACAGAAAAAGCCGACCTATTTCAAGTCTTGCTTGTTCTTGCTGATAAGCATATAATAGCCCTTGAGAGGAACAACATCTATGATCCTGAAGCTGAAAGCCGCCTGCGGGATATTATACTGTACGCCCTGCTTGGGCTGGGTATCCTGAAAGGGGATGCCAGATGAAATACTACACCGTGGCAGAGGTAGCTGAGATGCTAAAACTTACTCCTTCTCACGTTTACAAGCTGGTGAATAATGGACAGCTTTCGGCTGTTCGTTTGGGAAGGTTTATCAGGATTCCCGAAAATAAAATTCCCGGTATGGAAGATGATGCAACCAGTAATGCAACAAGGCCGTAAAGGACCGTGTAACAGGTGCTATAAAACAGTTCCTAACACCCGAGAAAGCGTAGAAGTACCGAGGCTTTTGCAGGTGTTTGTGAACGTGGCGCTATATAACGCCTCATAATTTGTAATCAGCAGGTTGCGGGTTCGAGTCCCATCGTCGGCTCCAGGAATATCAAGCCCTCCAGATCATTCTGGAGGGCTTTCCTTATGCCCAGTAATGCAACCGTAATGCAACGACAGGTTTTCGATTGCATCACGTTCCACGTCCGGGAAGACGTGGGAGTAGACTTCCATCGAGACATCCACTGTAGCGTGGCCCAACAACTTCTGGACAACTGTTGGGTACACGCCTAATTCAGCTAGGCGGGTCGCGAAGGTGTGTCTCAGCGTGTGCGGGCTGACACCTTTGAGGCCCGCCTTTTCTGCTATCCGCGCAACGAACCGGGAGAAATTACGTGGGCTTATCGGCGTTCCCTTGGTAGTACAAAACACGAAGCCGTTGTCCTGGTAGCCCTCGCCAAAAGTGGTTTTGTCCTCTTCCTGTTTTCGTTGGTGTTCTTTAAGCAGGTCTATGAGCTCATCGGACAACGGCAAAATGCGGTTGCTTGTTTTCGTCTTAGGCGATTGCTCCACGTTCCTTGTTTTTGTCCGACCTTCCTGGTTGCGTATAGTCACCAGGTTGCGCCGGACATATAGAAGCTTGTTCTCAAAATCAACGTCTTCCCATTTCAGCGCGAGAAGTTCACCACGCCGCAGGCCCGTACTTAGGGCTAGGACTATAGCAGCGTAGAGGCGTTCGCCTTTGGCGGCTTCGATAAGCCGCATCGTTTCTTCCGATGATAGGCAGCGCCTCTCCTGCTTTTCCTGGCGGGGTGGGTGGGCAGCTTCGGCAGCATTGCGTTGTACTACCTGGTTTTGTACTGCTTGATCCAAAGCAGCGTGTATGACCGTGTGGATTAAAGCTGCCGTGCGTCTCGACTTACCTTTAGCCAAAACGTCGTTGTATAGCTGTTGCAGCATTTGCGGTTGCAATTGTTGCAAGCGCACGCTACCAATAGCCGGGACGATGTACCGCCGCACGAGCATTTCGTAACAATCCCAAGTTGTCTGGCGGAGGTCATGCTTCTTGTAGGTCTTTAGCCAAGTGTCTAACCACTCCGCGACTGTTATTTTACTTGGCTCAATGTACGTCCCGCTGGTTTCTTCTGCTTGGGCAGCTTTGAGCTTTTGTAGGACATCCTTTTGCGTCCTGCCGTAGAAGCTCCGACGTTTGCCTGTGGATCGGACTACCATTTGGGCGACCCACAGGCCGTCGGCACGCTGGTAGACTGTGCCTTCGCCGTTAGCACGTTTCTTCGTTCGTGCCATTGCTATCACCGCGCGGCATACGTGGCACTGCTTTGAGGATATTGCGAACAACGCCTTCTATTGCGAACTCTTCGTTGTCGACTACTATGTCCTGGTAATTCGGATTGGCTGCGCGGAGAACATATTTGCCGTCCTTCTGGGCGAGGTACTTAACCGTGTACCCATCACCCACGCGGAAGACCACCAAGTCCCCTACGCTAGCTGTGGGGGTTTTGTGGACAAGGATGATGTCTCCAGCGTGGATGTCCACATCGGTGAGGCTGTCTCCGATTACGACTAACCCATAGTCGACATCACTGTCTTTTAGGACTGGTTGCCAGTCTTCTACGTCTGGATCGCCGACGTAGATGGGCAGCCCAGCAGGGACTTTGCTTAGGATTGGAACTAACTTTGTAGGCAAAAAGGAGTTCGTGATTTCCTTGAGGGTGCTTTCTAAATAGGCGGCACGCCTTGCCAAACGTTGCATTTCTTTCAAATCTTCTTCACGCGGTATAGTACTCTCGACTACCCGCTTTTGTAAGTCAGTCAGTTGTTTTTTAACTTCCTCGAGATCGGAACGCAGTTCCCCTGTCGGAACTTCTGGTCTGGTTAGTTCTGAGATAGGTACTCCAAAGTATGCAGCAAGTTTCTCCAAGATGTGCGGTTCAGGGTATCGCTTCATGGTCTCGTAGAGGTAGATTGTGTTTTCCGCCACTCCGATTGCTCGTGCTAGTTCCCTTCTGGTTACGTTGTGTCCCGTCCGCAAGTTCCGTAATGTCCTAGCCAACGTTTCTCTAGCTTCACGCGAAGCTCCTACCATACAAAATCCCTCCTAGTGTATTGACTGTTTACTAACAGTATGCTATAATACAGGCAGACGAAAACAGATTGGTGGAAAAGAGGTGGTGGTTGATGAACAGAATAGCGCAATACCGCCGGGCCAAGGGCCTGACCCAAGAGGAGGCGGCCAGGGCGGCAGGTATCACGCTCAATGCTTGGTACCTCATCGAACACGGCAAGCGCACCCCAACCATAGCAACTGCTAGAAAAATTGCTGCTGTGCTTGGCGTGACTATAGACGAGTTGTTTGCGTAATTTGTGTTTGCACTGTGTGTATTATAGCACACGGTAGCTTTGTTGTCTAGGGGTGGTAGAAAAAATTGGCAACGATAGCTCTGCGTAAGGAGAAAGGTATGCCTGTGGGCTATGCTGTCAAGGCATCTTACGACGAACGCACGGCTCTGCACGCCGTTGGTGCTAGGTGGCACCCAGCCACGAAGACGTGGCACCTGCCGCTGGACGCTGATCTAGATCGGCTTGAGTCCTCACTGACCTTGTTCTGGGATATGGAGGCCCTACGGTGGGCTGAGAGGGAGGCCGAAGCGCGAAAGCGTTTGGTGAGCTTGCACAGGGCCAAGGACGCAGTAATAGCTTACCCTGACTGCTTAGAACCATACCAGCGCGTTGGCGTGCGCTTTCTAGCAGATGCCAAACGTGCCATCCTCGCAGATGATGTTGGGTTGGGAAAAACAGCACAGGTTATTCGCGCTGCTATGGAAGTAAACGCCGAGCGCGTTTTGGTGGTAACGCGCAAAACTCTCGTTTACAATGCACAACGAGAAATTTTGCGGTGGGCTGCAGCAAACTCCTTTGTGTTGACTACCAAGAGCAAGGAGCTTCCGCAACGGCATTGGGTAGTGACTAACTACGAAACGGTGGTGCGCCGCCTAGGAGAACTGCTCCGACAACCTTGGGACGTTCTTATCCTGGACGAGGCTGCCTATGTCAAGAACAGGCAGGCGGAGCGCACCAAGGCAGTTTTCAAGCTGGCACAGAAAGTCCCTTATGTATGGCCTGTTACTGCTACACCGACACCTAATGGTGTGTGGGAGTTGTGGTCGTTACTTCACATCGTGAGGCCGGAGAAGTACACGTCCTTTTGGCGGTTTGTGGAGCAGTATTGCTACACGGAACCGAACTTCTTCGGCGGTCGGAGTTTCCTGCCGGGAATAAAGAACGAGCACCTGTTCCAAAAGGAAATAGCACCCATAATGCTCAGACGCACAAAAGAAGTCCTGAACTTGCCACCCGTGAGCTATGAGACTGTCTATGTCTCGCTTACTCAGGAGCAGGCACGGATTTACAAGCAACTCAAATCTTCGTTCCTAGCAGAGGTTGGCGACAGTTACGTTGTGGCCCCGACAGTCTTGGCACAATTGACCCGTTTACGGCAGGTACTTTGCTCACCAGCTTTAATCGGAGGGAGGGACGAAAGTGGAAAGACCGAGACGTTGCTTGAGCTACTCGAAGACCTTACGGCGCAGCACAAGGTGCTCGTTTTCACTACCTTTGCTGAGTACGCGAGGTTACTGGAACCGAGACTGCGGGCGTTTGGTGGAGTTTGTATCACAGGGCAGGCTTCTCAGGCGGAGCGCTTGAAAGCCGTAGACACGTTCCAAACAGACCCAAAGTGCCGGGTGCTTGTAGGCACCATAGGCGCGATGGGTGAGGGCCTGAATCTCCAGGCGGCAGACATTGTTATTTTCGCGAATAAGGACTGGGTGCCGTCAAACAATTTGGTGCAGGCAGTTGGACGTGCTCACCGCAGGGGCCAGGATAAGCCGGTGCATGTGATCAGCTTGGTGGTGCCGGATACGGTGGACGAGTACACGGAGGTGGTGCTTGAAAGGAAGTTACAAACCAATGAGGCGTTTGAGTTGATTGTGCGGAGACTGAGAAAGGAGGAAGAGTATGTACGAGATCACAATTGAGCCGTCCCAGTTGAGCTTGTTTGTGGACAAAGGCCATGACCACAGGTTCCGGGACATAGCGCAGTTTATCCTCATTGCTCAGGACGTGAAAGGCAACGTCGTGGGAGACTGCGCTGGTGATCCTCAGTTCCTTTGCACCGCCGCAATGGTGCTCCTTCGCAACGCCTTTATTGCTCTAGAACCTGCTGCGGAAGAGGTGCAGCGCTATGACAAAAATGCGTGAGCTACACGCTTCGGAAATAGTCACCTACAACGTCTGCCCACGCATGTACCGCTACCAGTATGTCGACAAGCTTGTGCCAAATGTTCCCGATCACAAGCCGTTTCTCGGCTCCGGCGTCCACAAAGGCTTGGAAGCGTACTATACCGATCCTTCGCGGCGTCCAGAAGTTGGTTTAGACGCTTACACCAAGTGGATGGAAGAAGAGACGGCAAAGATTTCGCCGGACATGACCCCAGAGCAGGTAGAAGAGTTCCAAAAGGACTTTGAGCTTGGGAAGAAGATGTTGGCTCACTACTTCGAGTGGGCGCGAGCAAACGACGGTTTTGAGGTCGTTTCGATGGAGCAGCCGTTCGAGGTGCCTATTTGGACACCCTCTGGCCGGAAGGTGCCAAGAGTAAGACACGTCGGGCGGTTTGACGGCATCGTACGGGACATCTACGGTAGCATCTGGCTCAAAGAGTTTAAGACGTATTCGCAGGTGCCGAGCGAATCTGAGCTTCGCTTGGACGCGCAGGCAGGTTTCTACCTGGTAGCTGCCGAGCAGCTTTTCCCAAATGATCGTGTAGTTGGGATCATCTACACGATTCTCAAGAAAGTTGATCCTGACAGGGCCAGGGGAGAAACGGTCTACCGCTACTGGGTAATGCGTAACGAACACGAGCTTCAAGTGCTTCGGAAGCGCTTGTACGTAATGTATAAGCGCATTGCCGGAGACAAGGAGTTCCCACCTACCCCTGGCCATCACTGCGGGTGGCGGTGCTCATATAGGCAGCTTTGTATTGCTGAGGAGGACGGTAGTGATGTCAAAGACTTAGTCAACACCTTCTACATCAAGAAGGAAGAGGAAAAGGAGGTTGCTTAAGTGACCAAGACTGTGTTGAAGCCGCCGAAAATTAAAAAGGTATCCACCAGAAAGGTCTACGTGAAGGCCCTCATTTACGGGGAGCCGGGAGCAGGGAAGACTTACTTGGCCTGCACGGCGCCGAAGCCGTTGGTGCTCTTGACCGAACCAGCGGTGTCGGATGCGACCATGTTGGCGGTCAAGCGCGACTTGGGAATCGACCCAGACGTGTGGGAAATCGAAGAGTGGGCTGACCTGGAGAACGCTTATGAGTATCTCGCCTCTGGACAGCACGACTACCAAACGCTAGTGCTTGACAGCCTGACCGACTTGTATCGCCGCATCATGCGTATGACTCTCAGTGCGGCGATAGAGCGTAGGCCGTCTCACGACCCGGATGTACCAGAGCAGGGCGACTGGTATCGAGTACAGGAGCGACTTCGCAACATTGTGCGGATGTTCCGCGACCTGCCGATGCATGTGGTGTTTACCGCCTTGGTGATGGACATTAGGAATGAGATGCGGCGTGTGCCGCTTGTCCAGCCGAAGTCCTTAGCTGAGGAGCTACCGGCGTACTGCAACTTGGTAGGCTACCTTGGCGTACAGGAAGTTGACGGCGCTTACGTCCGCAAGCTCCTGGTGCAACCAACGGACGTTTACGCTGCTAAGAACCCCGGTGGCAGTCTTCCGCCAGTTGTCGAGAAACCGAACCTATTGCAAATCTTTAAGGCTATTGAAAACCAAAATCAAGAGGAGGTAAAAGCAAATGCCGCGTCTGTTGCTTGATTTCACAGGGGTAGACCTCGAAGACAAGGAGTTTGAGCCTATTCCGGCTGGTGTTTATCAGGCCCGGGTGGACGCCAGCCAAGCAGAAGTCAAGAGGAGCCAGAACGGAAACGATTACCTGACACTGTGCTTCGTTATCGAGAACCATCCTGAGTTCACCGGTCGGAAAGTGTTTGAAAACTACGCTCTTACACCAAAAGCGATGTGGAAGCTTGGAAAGGTGCTAAAGGCGCTTGGAGTCCTGCCGACCGACGCGCTCAAATTCACCTTCGACACCACAGAAATCCACAACAAGCCATGCAAGATCAAGGTGCGCCAAGAGGCGTACCAGGACACTGTGCGTAACCGTGTCGATGCCGTAATGCCTCTTGAGCCCGAGCAGGTCAAGAAGCGCATTACCTTCTAACCTTCTCCGAGGTGGTACCGCTGGCCTACGGCCACTACAGCCAGACGGTATGGAAAGGCGGAAGGTTGGTGGCAAAACAGGTTCCTCCTTGGCCTCCGCCTCGGCCACCCAATACATACCAAGGAAACAAAAAGGAGGCGAAGTGTGTGATTACCGATGAAGACGAGTGCTTGCTGCGAGGGTTTGCAATTGAAGCGGAATTGGAAATGACTCTTGAAGAGCAAATACAAGAAGCCAGTATTGATTTGATCGAAGCATGGAAGTTTATTACATCGCTTGGGCGTAGACATCTCAATAAAGCGTGGCGGATAATTAATAAGCTGCTGAAAAAGCTGGAGTATCAAGAGCGTATTACGGCGGAGTTGGCGTCCGCTTTGACCGAGTTAGTCGAGCTTAAGCAAATAAAGGGTACCCAAGGCAAGACTCCAGAGTACTTAGAACGTCAGCCAAAGGCATGGGAACGGGCAAAGCAATTAGTGGAAACTTGGCGGAAGGAGGCATAACCGTTGAAGCCCGATTATAGTGACATTACTTCTCGCTTGGGAGAACCGTTGTGGTGGGATGAGCATGGGGTTCCACGATACGAACCGTTCCACCCTTCCATGTGTGATGTGTACGCTAACAAAGTGGCCTTGCTAATCGTTCGGTGTCAAGAGTGTGGACGAAAGTTTACGGTGGCTGTAAGTGTGGAACGTACCTTTCGTGTGCCTACACCACATGATCCTGCTTGGTGTTTTTATGGTGATCCTCCTAGGCATGGAGATGAAAACTGCGGGGCAGGAGACGTGATGAACTCCATACCTGTGCAAATACTCGAGTATTGGGAACGTAGTTTGGATAGTTCCCTGTGTTGGCGTAGAAGGCCGGAATACGAGTTTGTGTTTAAGGAGGATGAGGAGGCGTAGCACATGAAGTTTGATACAATTCCCGCGGATTATTACGAATACTACGAAGTCCTGAATTTGGGAGGACACCCTATTGAGACGAAAGTAGAGGGTGCTAAAAAGAAAGAGGAGGCGTAACCATGCCTGAGCATAACCGGCAAGCGGTTTTAGGAATAGACATTCTCGGGCGGGAGGAGGCGTACCGCCGTGGCTTCATAGACGGGTACAATCACGCCCTTGAGCGGTTGAAAACACTTATGTACCTAGCCGAGCATCAAATCCCCATGATTGTTTACTTTTCCGCTCCTAAAGAGGCTTGGGCCTATTTGGAAGGAGAGAGCAAAGATGCCTGAGCGTGACTGGCAGAGGGATTGGGAGTTGTGCGAAAACAAGATCGAAGCTGTGTGGGCGTTTTATCGTCTCCGTAGAGACCCTTACGATGACAGAAAGCCGTGGGCCGAGCTAAGCGACTTCTTTGCGTTTGCTCGCGAAGCTCTTCCCTATTGGCTCCAGCGGGTGCGGGAACTAGAAGCGGACATTGCTTGGTTGTTGCAGGAGTATGGCGAATCGGAAGAACTAATGAGTGAAGATGCGGTGGAACTAAAGGAGCGCTGCCGTGTTCTCAAGGAACGCGACGAACTACGCGAGCGGGTAGCCAAGCTGGAGGCAGTAGCAGAGGCGGCGCGGTTACTTCTTTCTACCTGTGACCTTGTTGAATGCTTTCCAAAAGATGACCGTTTTTCCAGATGCCACAGGGATGACTGCCCTATGGAGCGACTAGAAAAGGCTTTGGCCACGTTGGACGAGGAGGGGTGTTATAGTGCTAGAGCAGCGCTACCCGACTCCGGTACCACCGGGGGTTCCAGAAATCTGTTGCAGACTAGAGACGTGGTTCCGCTCAACGTCGGTGTTAACATGCCTAGAAGAGGCAACGTACTCGGAAGCGGCTGAAGATATAATTTGGAAGCGGCTTATGGAAGAAGTCGGCAGTGAATTGATTCGCTACCTAATGCAGCGTGGGCGTAATGGAACAGACCCACTACGGGATGGGGTGCTTGTAACTGTCCACCGGGACTATTACGACGATCCGATTCTACCCTGCCGAAGGTTCACTCTGGAAGCTCGGCTCTGGAAAGTTAGTCTGTAAGAGCGTTTCAACGTTGTGGGGCCGCGTAACAAAACACCAAAAAAAAAAAAAACGCGGAGGTGAACCACCTCATCGTATCCCAATATGTAGTAGCGCCGCGGCCCCCGTTCTTTTTGAAAAGGAGTGAGTCCTTTGCGTGAATTGTACTGCCTGAATAGTGCATGTACTTGGTGCAATGGGAGTAAATGCAGTCGAGAAGGTGTGGTCTTGCAGCCACAGTATTCGCAAGGGCCTTACTTGGCTTGTGTGTATTATGAAAAACGTGAGGACGGTGGCAAGGATGTTCCTGGCAGTTGACCCCGGCAAAGTCACCGGAATTGTGCTTTTTGATGATAAGCAAAAGAAGGTCTGTCATGCGTTGCAGGTGCCTATGGACGAAGTGCCTGGGTACCTAAAGGCTTTGGACGTTGTTCCGAGTGTAATCATCATGGAATCCTTCCGCGTATATCCGTGGAAGGCGAATAGCCTGTCCTGGGATAGCCTTCCGGCACCGCAGGTCATCGGGATGTTCAAGGTGTGGGCTGCCGATAAGAACGTCCCGATAGTGGAGCAGCCAGCGTCGATAAAGAAGCAGGTGGGAAATTCCGTCTTAAGGGCATTTGATGGGTGGTGCCGTACCGTAGGCAGTCCGCACGCGCGGGATGCAGCCAGACACGCTATCTGGTACTACATGAAAGAACACCCGCACGAATATGCCAGGACGCTGAGAGAAAGAGGTGTGTTCGGTGCTGCTGAGGGGAAAGGACGCAAATCCGCCGGGGGCACTTTGTAACAAGTGCTCCCTTCGTGATTTTGTTTACGTGGAAGGTTTCGGGCCGGAGCAGGCCGACATCGTGCTGGTTGGGGAAGCTCCAGGGCCTACAGAGGCCAGGAAGGGTATGCCTTTTGTAGGCCGGGCCGGGCAACTTCTGAACACAGTGCTAAAAGAAGTCGGCATTGAACGGGACAACTGCTACCTCACCAACACTTGCTCCTGCGCTCCCGAACCCATCAGGACGCCAAAGCCAAAGGAAATAGCATCTTGCCTGCCGAGGCTCAAGCAGGAGATTCTTTCGCGCAAGCCCAAGGTGATCGTTGCCCTTGGTAATGTGGCTATGAAAGCCCTGATTGGCCGGAGCGGGATCAAGGACTGGCACGGCGCTCCTGTGTGGTCGGAAGAGCTTGGCGCTGTAGTCGTCCCGGCTTACCACCCGGCCGCAGTTTTGCGCTCACCGAGGCTTTACCAAGAACTGAAAACCGACCTAGAAAAAGTTGCTTTATTACTTCAAGGCAAGCTAGAGCCGGTCCGACAGGAAAGCGGTGATGTCCAGACCGTTGTCCTTCAGGACGCCGACGGCGTGTTTGAACTTGTAGAACGCCTGCGCCAGTTGCCCGAAGTAGCCCTGGACGTTGAAGTAGCCAGCACAGGAGAACTCCTCTGCATTGGCTTTTCCTGGAAGCCGGGGACGGCAGTCGTGGTGACTAAGGAAGCCCTCGAAAGGGCAGACGCCCGCGAGGCCCTGAACAAAGTCTTGGGAAATATCAAGATCATCGGCCATAACCTGAAGTACGACCTTCAGGTGCTATGGCGCAACGGCCTGACCGCCGCCCGCACGGGTGCGGATACCATGCTGGAACACTATGTCATGGACGAAACCCCCGGCACTCACGGCCTAAAGCAGCTAGCCAAGGACTACCTCAACATGCCGGAATACGACGCCGAACTGAAACCCTTCCACAAGAAGGGCTTTGAAAACTGCCCAAAGGACATCTTATACAAATACAATGCCAAAGACGCAAGCTACACGTACCAGCTGCACCGCCTCTTTCAAGGGATGCTCACTCCAGAGAACCACGCCGTGCTAAACAACCTCCTTTACCCGGCGAGTGACGTGTTGGCCCGCATGGAGTCTCTGGGAGTGCTGGTGGACAAGGCTTTGCTCACCCGCATGGATTCCGAATACGCAGCTGCAATCGACGACTTGCTCAAGAAGCTACAGGAGGCTGTCGGGCACCCGTTTAACCCAAACTCCTACAAGCAGCTTCTAGACGTGCTGTACCGCGAACTGAACCTGCCTGTCCCGGGCAGGCTTTCCACAGACAGCGACGCCTTGGAAGCCATCCGCGAGTACCACCCCGTGGTGGGATTCCTGCTCGACTACCGGGCCAAGAAGAAGATACACTCTACCTACATCAAAGCCCTCCTAGAGGCGATTGACGAAAATGGGCGGGTACACACGACGTTTAATCTACATGGGACTGTTACGGGCCGTCTTTCCAGCAGTGATCCGGTCAACTTGCAAAATATCCCTCGCGAAAGCGACATCCGCCGCATCTTCATTGCTACTCCAGGCTACACCTTGGTAGAAGGCGACTTGTCCCAGGCTGAGGTGCGCGGTCTGGCGTACTATTCCAAGGACAAAAACCTAATCGACGCAATTCTAGCTGGTGGCGATATGCACGTGCGGACGGCCTGCCTGATGTTTAAGGTAAAGCCGGAAGAAGTAACGAAGGAGATGCGACAAAAGGCGAAGCGTTTGACCTTTGGGGTTATATATCAGATGTCTGCTAACGCTTTGGCGCAAGAACTGGAAATCACGGAAGCTGAAGCGGCTGAACTAATCGAAGCGTATTTTGCCGCCTTCCCGCAGGCCAGGGAATGGATTGAAGAAACCAAGCGCGAAGTGCTCCGAACGGGAAAAGTCTCAACACCGTTTGGTCGCACGCGCAGGTTCGGTTATATCAGTGACGAAAACCGCAATGAAGTGTTGCGCCAGGCTGTTAATGCTCCGATCCAGAGTTTGGCCAGCGACGTAACTTTAAGTGCACTGATCCGCGCCGGAAAAGCCCTGGAAAACAACCCAAATACGCGCCTCCTGCTTACCGTGCATGACTCTATCCTCTTGGAAACAAAGGAAGATCCTATAGAGGTCGCTCGCTGGTTGGAGGGTATCATGTCGGCACCTGTGCTGGACGGTAGTGTACCGTTTGCGGCAGAGGTGAAAATCGGCCCTTCTTGGGGAGAACTGAAGCCGTTGGAGGAAATCATTGCTTCCAATGCGGCCTAAAAATAAAAGCCCTTGGGACGATTCCCAAGGGCGTTACATATCCTCTATTTCGATGTAGTATTCATACCAGCCACATACACCTGTTTCATAAACTCCAAAGCAGTCAAGCGGTGTGAAGCCATTTGCACGTACCTGCTCGTATACTTTTGCCTTGGCTTCTGTCGGCGTCTTGGCAAACACGCGCCCGCAGGTAAAGGCTCGTTCTCTCATAAGCTGACACGCACGTCCTTCCGGGTTCCATCCAAGCGGATGCGCGGGGCACCCAGCTTAGCGGGCGGTAGGGACTTCTCTTCCGCGTATCCGCCCCACTTGAGGAAGCTGCCTGTGGAGACGAATGTCAGCCTGACTTCTTCTATCTTGTTGTTCCGAACATCGGGAACGTAGTATGTCTCAAGGAAGGTTGCCATCCAATGGATGTGCCCCATGACATAAACATCGGCCAGAACAATGTCCCTGAGCCGCCTGAGCGCGTTGACCTTCCCACCGGAAGTGCGGCTGCTTCCCGAGCCGTGCGTGACGTACATCGTGTAGCACAGGCGTTTGCCGTTTTTCGGGCATCTTCCAAGTGTGATTTTCATCAGGGTGGAAAGCGGAGAATAGAACACTCCCAACGTATCTGCTAAGAGTTCGGTCGTGTTAATGCCATCCTCACGTGCGATACGCAGTTCGTGGTTTCCCTCTACCGCTGCGATGATCTTGTCCTTAATTGGCGCGAGGAGCTTCTTAGCGTAGCGTAGTTGTTCGTGCGGGTTCATTACTTCTTGGTATATGTCTGACTTCGACGTTTTGGTGGCAGTATTCATCACATCGCCTACAAGAACGGCCCAGGCGTTGGGCGTCTCGGCGATCCATCTGACTAGGCGCTGGCACCGTTGCTCGTCAAACAGAGGGTCACCTATATGGAGATCGGCCAAAGGCACAATGTACGCAGCTTCAATGTCTTGGGGCAGAGCCACAGCGTGGTATAGCATAGTTCACCTCCACAAAAGAAAAGGGCGAGGGTTATTGGCCCCCGTCCTTGTTTTGTGCGTCCTTAGCCTTCCACGCCTCCAACGCTTGGCGGATTGCGTTTGGGATCGGCACGTCCATTTGAGCAAGGTTTTCCAGGATGGACAAAGCTTCATTTGCCGCCAAGAACATGATGGTGATGCTCCTTACGGCACTGCTGCCGCCTGTGACCATGTCAATTTGGGTTGCTACTGCTACGAGAATCAACAAGCCGACCTTCTTGGCAATACCCCGCGCTCCCGTGTAGCTGTTAAGCTTCCTTTGATACCACGCATTTGAAACACCTGTTACATAGTCAAGCACCATGAATACTAAGAGAGCACGAAAGGCCACATCCCATCCACCTAAATAGTAGATAATCACACCACCGAGGGCCGCGATGAACGCCTTTGCGTTGAACTCACTCATTCCTGACCCTCCTTTCCTTGATCCCGCCGCCTCGGTAGTAGCAGTTGATGTCTGCCGTTTCCGGTTGAAGCTCTTCTTTCAGCTTGTAAATAGCCCGAAGCGCTTTCTCAAAGTTGCCGCAGGTGAACAGGTCAACGGCGACGAATTTCTCTTCGGGCCATGTGTGAATAGCCAGGTGGCTTTCCTCCAGAGGGACGATAAGCGTCAGGACGCTGTCTCCGTGGTTATGACCCCACACTTCTTTGGGGAAGTTCTGGGCAACGGTGTTCACGGGGCGCATCCCGGCGGTCTTTATGGCCTCCAAAGACTGCCGGAGAAGGCTCTGCACATCAGCCGGGAGATTTCGGCATTTGTAAGCGTCCATGATGAGCAACGTTCCAAGCATTGTCATTACCTCCTACTTATCCAAGTAGCGAAGTAGCCGGGCCACAACCACCGCTAGTTGTGCGCGTGTCACAGGCTCGTCTGGGTGAAAGTTGCCGTCTGGATAGCCAGTGAGCAGTCCTTTGGCTGCTACAGCTTCAATTTCCGCTTTAGCCCAGTGCCCTTCGATGTCTTTGAACATCGCCTTACCATCCTCCTTTGGTTCCTGCCAGGGGATACCGAGAAAGGCAAGAGTACCTTTGGCAATAGCAATTGCACATTGTTCTCGAAAGGCCGCTGAAGCTAGGAGCTTTTCTTCGTTTGGGTTAGTAATAAATGCTAACTCTACCAAAGTCGCAGGAGCCTTAGTGTATACCAGCACTGCAAAGTTGGCTTCCTTGTCGATGTCCTTGTCAGACCAGTCGGCCCTGAATGTGAGTTTCGGGATGTCTTTCATAAACGCCGTAGCGATTTCAGTTGCCAAGATGTCTCCTCTGGTTTGTCCTCGTGTAGTCCAGACTTCTGTGCCGTAAGCCTGGCGGTTGTCGGAAGCGTTGCAGTGGATGCTCACTAAAGCGTCTGCCTCGTAGGAGTTGCTGATGGCCGCCCTGCGAGTGAGACTTACGTCTACGTCTGCATCGCGCGTAAGCACGACTTCGACCTTATGCCGCTTGAGGTGCTTTGTGACCAACTGCGCTACTTCCAAAACCACATCTTTCTCTTTCAGGCCGGTTGGCCCGGTGGCTCCTGGATCGGAGCCACCATGTCCCGGGTCTAGACACACTCTCGGCATTGTTACCACGGCCTCCTGAGTTCAATTGCTTGTGTCTCTTTGTTCCAAGTCACGATATAGCCCATGTTTTCTGTTACGAAGCGGATTGGAACTAGCGTGCGACCAGACTGGATAATCGGCGGCACGTCCAGTTGGACATATGCGCCATCCACGCAAGCCGTCGGGTTACTCGGCTTGAGGATGATTCGCTTGGCTTGCTTTGGCACGAATTCGGCATCCACGCTGGCCCACGCTTCCCGCAAGAATGGAAGGCTGTTAGCTACTTTTGCATCTACACGGCTGTAAGGTAGCCAGGAGAAGCCATTGTCTCCCCAAGAAGTGCCCCAGGAGTTCATGATTAGGAAGGCACCGCGCAAACCGTCACCATAGTAGGCATCGTCGTAGCCGCAAATACAAACTGCATGTCCGCCAAGGAAATTGCCTCTTGGTAGTGGTATAGTCTTTTTGGCGTCTAGAAAGCTTTCGGTGATATACAGCCCAACAAGAAGAGGGCCTTGTTCGTACAAAGCCCTCTTGAGTTCTTGGATTCCATTCACTTGGGCGTAGACCTTTATTTTCCACGGTTCAGCGAGGCGCTTTTCATAATCAAGCGGCGGTGCAGGAGCCATATCGTCCTTGAGTTCGCTATACGGGAAGTCTTCTTCCGGGCATGTGCCGTAGGTCTGCAAAACTTGCATCGCTACGCGCGGGTAGGTGCCAGCGCCGCCAAGACCGTCCAATTGCTTGCACATGGCATAGATGAAACGCGGGGACAGCGGTGGGCATTTGCCTTTCTCCTGAGACTCTTTCACCGCCCAAGACGCGAAGCCGACGCACGTACCAAACTGCCCTTGATCGCGCACGGGAGGCATGTCGTAAACAACCCTGCTCGGTAAAGGAGTCACGGCAGCGAAGTAGCGGTACTGGTAGTCTCTTGGGTCAGGAGGCGATGGGACAAAGCCAAACGCCCTGCCATGCTTGTTTGCGGCGTCGTCTATAGCATCTAGCTCTGCCCGCCAGTCAAAGAACGTCACATAAGCCACCCCCAGTCTTTGAGTACGGGAAACTCCTGAACGGCCCTGACACCAATATCCGTACGAATCTTCTTGTACGGAATAACGTCTATATCATCGAGAATGTCGTAGACGCGCACGGCAGCCTCGGGGATAGTCCTGCCCATCCCAGTTACTACTGCCAAGTAGCCCACGTCACCAGCACCGTAGACACGCCCGTTTTCCCAACGCACTTCGCCCAGCCAGACGTGGCGTAGCCCGACTTTCTCCAGTCCGCGTACTACGGCCAGGCGGTTACGTTTTGGGTGTTGCTCGGGGAAAGTCCCGGTTGCCAGCACAACGGTGCAGTTGAACCCCTGCCGCGTTTGGATGGGAGCTATGTCCTGCTGGGCCATACGGATGAGCCAGTTACCTACCGGCTCTGCCAGACACTCACACCAGGAGTAAAGCGTCGGATAACCAGGACGGCCGATGGTAAATTCTAGTGGCACTACCTGATCCGGGCCGGTTATAATACAATTGATGTCTGCCCAACCGATATACTCCTTGTCAAGGAGGAACGGTTCAATCTTGGCCAGCGTTTCTCTGAACAGCCTCGCGTTCGGCACGATAAGCCCAATTTCGCCAGTTTGCCCGGTCGAAGGGCCGTTGCCGTGGTTGAGAAGTTTCTTCTCTTCCTGGTTGAGGTAGCACGCTTCATCTCTAAACCGACTACCGTCAAAAAAGGCAGTGACGGCAAACTCAATGCCATCGACTGCCTGTTGGAGCACGAAGTCAACTGGCTGGCCGTTACCGAGGTCATTCCAGTTGGTTTCCAACCAGTTAAGGAATTCAATCATGTCTTCAGGGTCTTTGGCAACGTGCGCTAGGTCACGGTCAACTTGGCTGTTGTGTTTGAGTGCCCAAGCACCCCCATTCTCTTCAACAAATTTGCGTGCATCTGCAAAGGAGGTGAATCTTTCCATCGGAACAGTAGGAATACCGTACTGTTCCATGATGGACTGGGCAAACATGCGGTCGTTTTCCAGCTTACCTACGTCTGGGTGTCCGCCTCCGATCACCAGCTTTTCAGGATACTTTTCCCGTACCTCGAGCGACCAAGCACTTGACTTGTAGACACTATCACCTTCTTGCTTCTGATCGACATCATCGAAGAAGACCACATCGGCTTCTTCAACATACTTGCGCCAATCGTCCACTTTGTCCAAGAAGCCATCGCCACAGTCTTTTTCTTCGTTGCTGTGGATGTAGTAAAGCACTTCGTGGCCCTCTGCCTTGAGCCGAATAGCCAAGCCCACGCTTTCGCCAAGGCAACTGACAAACAGGAACTTAGCCATGTGAGATTATCCATCTCCTTTCACATTATGAAATTAAAGGGAGGGTTCTGAATGGGTTCCTCGATAGTAGGTTTGATTAGAATCATAGCAGCCATTGTCTTTATTGGCTTTCTAATAGCTACGGCCTACGATGTTTACCGCCAAGGATACGAGGAAGGAAAAAGAGATGCACGGCATAACAAGTAGGGAGGGTTCCGTATGCACAAAAAGATCATAGCACTTGTCATAGTGCTCGTTACAGTTCTGTCAGGGAATTTGGTACGAGGCCAAGGAGTGTTGCACATATTGGTCAACGACAGGCCACTCCAAAGCGATGTCCCGCCGCAAATGATAAGCAATCGCGTTTTTGTTCCTTTGCGCGCCGTCGGTGAGGCACTAGGTGCTGAAGTTTCGTGGGATCAGAATACCAACACTGTATTTATTAGTACATCTAAACCTAAAACGAGTTCTTCCTACAGAAGGCCAGAGGACATGGTAAAAATGTATTGGGGTATGGCCCCAAAACCTACCATTGTAGCGCCGGAGGAAGTGCACCAGACGTTGGAACAAGCCATGAACTTGCTTTGGCAAAGAGATAATAAAGCCTATCGGGCCATTTGTGCCTTTTTTACATGTATTGAAGCTGCTCCTGGACTTGGGAAAGGCATAGCAGCAAACACTTACGGTGGTGACGGTATTTGCCGTATTAACACCGACGAATACCCAAATGTTGCAAAACTCCTTGGTAAGGACACAGCAGTTTTCTACGCTGTAACCTTGTATCACGAGGCGGTACATGCTCAACTACGTGCCGTGGGGCTATTTGACCCAACACGCACGCCGGATGACGAAGAAGCTGTGTGTTACCTTTACTCCGTACGACTGGCAGAGAAGCTCAATGCGCCCAGCGTTATTATAGACTCATACAAGCAAATGGCTAAGGATCACTTTAAACCGTAGTTCTTCTTCACCTCTTCCCACGTCGGTACTTGCACACCATGAGCCTCCTGCAAAGCAATGGCCTGCCGCAGTACGTCACGTAGCCGGAATGTGTTGTATTCCTCAATCTTCTGCGGGTTGACCGAAACAAAGAGGCTACCAAGACCAGGGATGCGCTTGTACGAAAGTTTGCTGGTGTCGGTAGTTGCATAGCGACGTGCAGCAGCAACTTCCCTGACCGGGCCGAGCTTCATTAGGGCTGATGTCAAGGCGTCCTTCAAGTACTGCATAGGCAGATCAGGATATTTGCTAACATCTCTACCTGTATAAGCTTCTTTGCCTGTAGCCAATTCGTACGGAATCGCCAGTACAGGGTTGAGCGTTCCTGCTAAATCTTGCCAGAAACTACGGTCGAGGGGACTGCGTATCCGCGACAAGTCAGAAATTGGTAGGGCCGGATTGAAGAAGATGTAATTGCCGTTTTCGTCTACCCCGATTGGCAGGGCCATAGCGTCCTTCAGCCAATCGGGAATTTCTTCGTCCTTCATGCCGTGTACGGCCTTGCCGGACTCAACGGCGTGCTGGGTCGCCATAAAGATGCCGGGTCGAGTTGCCATGAGCTTGAGCATTGCGGGAGTGTTGAACCGCAACCAAGCGTAGAACGGCACAAGGCCACCCGACAACCAACCACTTCTCTCGAACGGCGTAAGTGCTCCATAGTCGTAATGCACTGCCTTGGTGTGTGCAGCAGCTTCAGCAGGAGTCTTTCCCTTGTCCAACTGGTCGATAAAGTTGGCGAGCCGCATGAACGTGTCAGTGACCTCACCAGCTTCTCTCGGAATAGCCGTAAGACGTTGCCAAAGAGTAGGAGCGCCCTCCGTGGACAATCCAAGCCGATTGGCTGCGGAAGTAGCTTCTTGTAGCAAAGACCGCGCAGTTTGCGCTTGACGGAAAGCACCCTGCCCAGGGAGGCCGAAGCGGTCGAATACGTCTAAAATCTCCTTGGCAGGAACACGCTTGCCGTTGATCAGAATTTCCTTCGCGGGATCTTGGAGGGCCTTTGCTGCTTTGGCGTACGCTGTTGGTGGCACGCCATCCACAAAGTTGAAGAACGCACCGCCAGTAGCGTTAACAACGTGGAAGCGGATGTTCCAAGAAGTCATGAGCGCCTTCAGGTGCCTCATTGCTTTCTGATATACACTCTCAAAGACTTTGGACGCCTCATCCGGGTTTTGTACAATGGTGTAGAGACGTTTCAAAGACTCCGCCACTTCAGGATGCACGGCCATATTTTGCAGGACAGGGATGGTTTTGTCCGTGATGACGTGCCAGCCAGGAGGAGCCATTCGTGCTGGGCGGATAATGTCTTTTCCGATACGAAGCAAGTCGCGCCCCATCTTGTCGATGGTCAGCATCTGGTCAGTTAAGGCTTGATGAATAGCAGTGAGTACAGCAACGTCCTTGACCGGGTGCAAGCCAAGCCGTTCGGCGGTTTCAACGTCGCGGATGAGCCGTTCGTACATAAATGACGGATGCGCTGCTTTTATACCTCTGGAGGCGGCGTATTTCTGCAAGACCTCGCGTACTTTCTCCGGCGGGTCTTTGTATAGGTGCATAACGTAGAAGTCAATCGCCTTAATAGGAACGCCGCGCTGAACAAGTCGTTCGAGGTCGTCGGCAAAAAGCTTCCGGGTTATGTCGGCGGCCTTTTGCACGTCCTTGGGAATTTCAGGAGAGCCAAAGAGCCTTATACGCCTGGCAATAAGGGCATTTTGCGCTTCGGTTAACTGGTTGCGCAGTTTCTCCAAACTCTTCCAAGCAGCGTTAAACTCTTTCTCCGGTATAACATCCATCTGGGCCATGTCAGCGAGCTTTTGCATCGTCTTATTGATCTTGTTCTGCACGACTCTAACAAGCCTGGCCTCTTTGCTCCGGCCTTCTTCAAGAGCATAAACAGCTTTCTCTCTAGCCTCTTGTGGTATTCCGGCCTGCTTCCAAACCTTTTCCAAAACGTTCTGCAAGGTGACTTTAGCCTTGCTGGGAGCCATAACTTCGGCCTCGGATATGGTCTTCTTAGCTTCTTGGATAAACGCTCTCTCGCCGCCCTTGAAAGCCAGCGGTGTGTAATCACGAACGAAGGCCCTGCCAAACCAGTCGAAGACCTTGGCTCCTCGCTGTCCGAGGGTTTTCTCAGCCAAGTTACGAAGGCCAGTAACGGTCTTAGTAATGTCCACCGAAGCTATCGGTTTGGTGAAACCCATGAAAGAACCAAACTCAATGGCGTAGCGTGGTCTCTCACCAATAACCCTGCCCACTTCTCTAGTGACCTCTGAGGCAGTTAACCGCTGTAGCATACCTTTAGCACTCTCAGGCAACTTGCCCCTTTCAATACCTTTTTGTAAAGCGTTGATGATCTGCCTGACATTCCTGTATGATTTGCTTAAAAGGCTTTCGGCTTCTCGTGCCGCGATGGTTTTCTCCAAGGAACGCGGGCCAGCAGGAACGGCTACTTTTTCTACCTGATAGCCCATCGCCCGCCGGATAGCGTCGCCCAAACGCCCTACAGGAATTTCTCCTCTAAGAGCATTGGACGCCAAGCGAGTGGCGCTTTCCAGGGAAATGTTCTTTCCGGTCTCCTTGGCTATCTCGGGGACAATCCGCTTGGCCAACGCTTCAGCAGACTCCTGCCCGACCTTCTTGGCTAGGCTACTAGCGCCAAGAGTGATGTAAACGCTGGGGTCGAGGAGTACTTCCGTGCCGAAAGAAGCAAGCCACCGGGCCACCTTGTTCTGCGGGGCGATCCCGGCGGCTTTGAGCACGTCCTCACCACTTACTTTGGTCTTTCCGGTGAACGCTTTCCATGCCTCACCAAGGATTGACTCCTTCTCCGGGGTGAAGGCCGCCTTCACCGCAGCACGGACGGCTGCCGCCGGACGGTCTAGAATGTCAAACACCGCCGCAGGAAGCGACAGTATCTTGCTGCCAAGCGAGGGCGGCTTTGCACCGACAGCTTGGAGGCGGGCGATGTTGTGCTGAATTTCAGTTTGGGCGGCTTTGTAAGGGTCACTAGCACGAGAACTTGCTCTAACTCCAGCTAGGACATCACCGTATGAAATGCGAGAACTTGCCCTCATTTTAGATAGAACTTCGCCATAGGAAACAGCCATAATAAGCCAACCCCCAGTTAGAATATGCCAGCACCTACGCCCTTCAAAATGGCTGGTGCTTGTACGGGTTGAGTAGGCTTACCTTTGAATAGGGACTTTAGCACAGACTCAATGTCGATTGGTGTTCCTGGTTTCCAACCAGAAGATGACGTTGTGCTGGACTTTGGAGCAGTCTTCGTCTTTACGTAGGAACTAACGTAACCCCAATCGGCTCCGGCATAGTTTGGATTGTTTTTCATGTACTCTACTTGAGCAAGAGCGGCGTTAGGATTCTTTAACCAACCACCACGATCCAAGTCCAAAATTGCGGCGGCAGTAGGCTCGTTGACGCCCAGATTCTGAGCCAAGGAGCGTATTTCGCTTGCCATCTTTTCTTGTGCTGCCTTGTCCTGCAAGTCTTGCCAATACTTAAGCAAACTCACTGAGGGGTAAGAACTGCCCGTTGGGCGGCTCTCCATAGCCCGGTTGTGCCTAGCTTCCTCTTGCGCTTTAGCCACATCCAACTGGAACTGAGCTTGCTTAAGTGCTTGTTCAGCTTCCCACCGTGCTTGCTCCTGCGCTGCCTTCTGTGCCTCTAGCTCTTGCTGGAGGCGGGCTTGCCGTGCTGCATCTTCCTGCTGACCAGCCCACTGGCGAAGTTGTGTCGAAACATTAAGCCCTTGTGTGGCAAGGTCTTTCTGCAATTGCAGCCCTTGCTGTGCCAAGCCTTGTTGCATGGAAGTAACGCCCTGCAAAAGGTTCATGCTCATCTCGATGGGCCTCTGATAGACCTGGCCGTACATATTCGCCAGCCCCTGAGCGTACCGCTCCTGAGCGGCGGCGTATTGCAATGTCGCTTGGAGCATCTGCTTATGCTGGTTGTCAAGCCACTGGGCTAGGATGGCACGTTGCTCGTCCGTCATGGTTTCCTGGAGCTTGCGTATGCGGTCAGCAGCGATGGTCGAGCCGTAAATGCCTCGGCGGATCATTTCCTCGTTGAGAACACGGATATTTTCATCCGTTTGTTTCTTCACCAAGTCGAGGGCCAACTTTACGCTTTCCGGCACCGTTGGGTCTGGGTTCATCAACTTCTGAAGCTGCTCGAGTACCACACTATATTGCTGTTGGTACTGCCGCATCATGTCCAGACCGGCTTCTTGCCATTGCTTGATGTAGTCCGTCATTTGCTTCATATAGCCGGAAATCAACTGCTGCTGGTTGTTGTAATACTGGTTCCACATATCGGTCATTTGTTTCTGGTACGCAGCCAAGTCTGCCATTACCTGCTGCGGCACCTTTTCATAGGAAGGAGTAACGTACCCTTTTACGCGCTCGATTTCTTCAGGAGAAGCGTAATATTTCCCCTCGACACCTTTAGTCGGTGTCCATGTGTACGAATAACCCGTAACCGGGTGCGTTACCGTCACGCTTTTATTGGAAGGGTTGTAGGAGACTTTCAGACCGGCCTGCTCCAAAGAGGAGCGGACGGGAACATCCCCTGCCGAAGGTGCGGCTACTTTCGGTGCGGATGAAGTCGTAGTAGTGGTGGTCAACTTCGACAGGGTGCTAGGGTCTACATACGCCGTACCGCCTTTGATTTGGTAGTCTTTAATTTCGTAAGTCTGTCCACCCTTGCTGACTTTAATAGGCTTGCCTGCACCTTGGAAATATACCTGGTATCCCTGCTTTTCTAAGGTTTGCCTTAAGGGTTGAGTATACGCCACAGACAACACCTCCTACGGGACATAAATGAGCCGTGCGGCCCATAAGGAAGCCGTGTAACTCGAACCGCTGCTAACAAGGGTAACTGTCAAAGCGGTTTGGACTGTGGGCATCGTCAGAGCAGCACTCCGTGCAACCGTCCAGTTGGTGTTGGTTGTGCTTACAGAGCCAATAACGGCTAGGTTGCCGTCTTTTAGTTGCGCAGTGGCCGTACCGCCAGACGTAACCATCAGGGCAGCTTCCAAGTACCAAGTACCGCCTGGGAACCTAGCAGGGTCATAAAGAAAGAACCCGCCACAATCCAGGCTGGAAGTCGTTGTGGCGGGCTGCACGGGTATCACCAGTGGTATTGGCCACTCTTTCCAAGTAAGCTTCTTGAGCGGGGTGGAGTAGTCTGCTAGGAGGCTTCCACCGGTAGCACTGCCCGATTTCAGTACGGAGTCCGCCTTGAGTTTGTTGGGGAAATTTTCCTCGGTCATGGTGTTAACTGCAAACTGCACCTGCTGGAGGATTTGCAGTATTTCCGAAGACTTTACCAGGAAGAGCGGCAAATCCAAATAGGCCATTAGACCACCCTCTGCGGGCGCACAGCCCTCGGGAAGTAGGTTAGAGATAATCCTTGCAATACCGCAGGGCCGGACATCTGCAACCGGACGCCAATGGTACGGCCATACGGCGGGGGATACAAGCGGAAGGGTGCACTGTCTGCATTGGCCGGAACGGTCAATGTCTTGGCGCTGCTAGCGATACCGTCCACGACAAAGGATGCCACAACGGAGGCATCCGTGCTGCCTCCGCCGAAGTAAATGTCTACCCACTTAACACGCTTCAAGAACTCCTCCGACACAAGAGGCAGGTGCCTTGTTTCAACGGTTGCAATAATAGCCGAACTGGCATCTGCACTTGAAGCGCCTATTTCGTACACATTGCCGGATACAGACGAACCAAAAATGGGAACCCACTGGCCGCGCTCCCAGAACATGGCAAAGCACGCCGGTGTCCACCCTGTCCAAACAGACCAAGCCTGCTGCACCAGGTCATACACCAACACAGTATCGTTATAGTTGGACGTTGCACTAGGCACGGCCACAAACAGCTTATCTTTATAGAAAAATAGCGCTGCGTTTCCTAGCTGGCGCTGGTTCAGGCCGTCCCACACCTTTTGTATTTTCTTGGTAATGAGTATTTGCTTGCGGAAGTCGGTCTGCCAAACACCATCGCGGTCGATCCGAAAAACGCCGTAAGGCGTCCAAACGACACCCCAAGGTGATATAGTACCGCCTTCACCCGCAGGAGTAACTTGGAACGTATCAGGAGAATAGCCCTGCAGATAGTACGTTGAGTGCTGCTTCACTATGAGCATGGTCATCGAAGTAGGCACCAAGGCCATGATTTCATCGCCGTCGCTGGGGTTGACTACGATAGCTCCGGTAATGTCTGCCGAAGTCCAGTCATCCACGTTCCTTGGGGCAGAAAACCAGATAGTGTTCCTGTCCGTAGCAGTTTTGGCCATGAAAACACGTTCCTTGTGAACACAAGTCAACGCTGCCCGTGGCGCAGTGGTGATGTCGGATATAGTAACACCGTCATACTTCTTGGGCAAGTCTACGCCGTTGCAGATTATCAGGTAGTCCAGCATCTGCGAGAAAGTGTAGGTACGCGCTGGTGATAAGCCAGAAAGCAAAACAGAAGAAGTCGGCATACCCTCGTAGCTTATAGTAACCCCAGAAAGGACAGGAGTGCCAGCGTTAGACAATTCCTGTAAGATAAAGCGCACTTGGGAATACGGCCCAGGAGGTGCCTGGCTGTAATTGCCGTTGATCTGGTCGTACCACAAAGACCAGTTGGCGCCATCTTGTGAAGTCCGAACCTGACAGGTAATTGCGGTGTTGGCCGGTACACTAGCCGTCCAATAAACGACCAGCGAGCTATAATCCGTAGCCGTGGTTGCGTTCTGGACAGGAGACACCCAAACACCCTGGCGATTGGCAGGATAGTTGAGATTGCCATCAAAATGCAGTAGGTAGGTCGTATCTATATCCCACTCAATAGGAACATCAGCTAGGCAAATTGCTAGCAGTTCTGTGGTAGATCGCCTGCGTGAACTGACCCAAAACTCATCTAATATACCGTCCAACGAGTTGGTCTGGGAAGAGGAGCAACCTACAAATACATAGTCACCAAACACTAAAGACGGTTTTGTGCTTGAAGACGCTACTAGCACCCCGTCTAAATGCAAGTAAACGCCGCCATCATCCCAGCCAACTCCTACCCATGTTGCGCCATCACGGAGCAACGCACTAGGGCTTGTCAACGTGACTGTGGAAACCCCAGTGCCGTAAGTTACCTGAACCTTACCATCTGTGGTAATAAGGACGACCAAGTTGTTGCTTATGCCTCCACCGCCATCGAAGAGGTAGCGAGGATTTGTGCTAGTAGCGTTAGTGGTATAAACCAGAGCAACCAGTTCCCCTGCTTTGTGATAGAACACCCCTTGCGAGGCTAATTTAATGCCCTCGTTGTAAGCTGCCCGGATGGATATTCCTTGCCCAAAGCGAGTGTACTTAGCACGTGTCCTTGCGACAAGGGTATTCACAGCAACCTGGAAAGTAGCAGAGGCATAGCAAGCAACAGTTGCAACAACTGCCAGTACGCTAACTACAACGTTGCCGAACGCTTTAGCAACAAAGGCAGCAATAGCCTCAACCGACCCAACCGTAGAAACCGTTGTACTGGCAGACACCAAGCATGTCGCCGTTGTGATAACAACTCCGGTTGCCTGAACAGTTGCCTCGGCCAAAGTTTTACGCACGCGAATATAAGAAACATCGACAGAAACAACCGTAACGGTAGTGGTAGCCGAAGCCGTGCAAACAGCAGTAGCATCTACGGTTGCACTGACCAACACGGCAGCCTGTGCGGTAGTGTCGCATAAACGTATTACTTGTCCAACGGTTACTGTTCCTTCTACCAAACAAGCAACGGAGTACAAAGTAGCGTTGTAAACGCTAGCGTCGTATTTCGATGCTCCGAACCGCACCTAGGCCACCTCCCTTCATTAAGGCACAAAAACCAAAGCCGCCTCGCGGCGGCAAGAAAAGCCTGACGAAAGTCTTATTGTGATTTCGACTTGCTAATGGCTTTTTCTAGAGCCGCTACCCTTGCTTCTAGGGCAGAGCGGCTGCGTTGAATAGCATTACAACCGTTCCCTAAACATCCGCGTCTTGGTTGTTTGTACTATAATAGAGTCCTCGTTCTCAGACGGATGTTATCGAAATATGCCATTACTGCCTGATAGGGAGAGAAAACCCCTAGCGTGATCCTAACAATTCCGGTGTAATTGCTAACCGTAACCATACAGTCTCGATACGTCCCATAAGGCAACGAAATGTTCGTACCACCTACGTCAACAAAAATTATTCCTCCGCTGTCTCCGCCCCCGTTGTAATCAAACAACAGCGTATCCCAGGTGGTCAAATCGACATCTTTGTAAAAAGAACTGGTTCCCGTCATTGGAGCTCTTGGCCTTGCGCATTGGACAGAGTAGACGCCCGAAGTACTCCAGTTAGATACTCTAGCAACACTCACGCTACCTGAAGTAATAGTCCACCCATCCATACCACTCTCGAAATCGCCGAGCAACTGCAACGTTGTTGAGAACTCTTTTTTCTCGCACTCCTTCCAAATACCACCTACATTCACAAAGACCGAACTGAGTCGCTTCCATTGCCCTGAAATATTGACAAAAGGTTCGGCGTATTTCCAGACACCACCGACATTGACTCTAACAACCGGGTCTGCCATATTTAACACTCCATTTTGCTTGCTGTTTATGGTAGATACTTAAACCACACGTCGCCATCAGAACCACCTGATGGATCGGCGGAAGAAATCGTTATCTTACGCAAGCCGGGGGTGCTGGACCCTGTAACGTGTAACCCATCCACCGCATCCGCATCCAGCCCGCTCCCCGCGCCGTCGTTGCCGGCGTGCCAGACAGTGTTATTGCTGATTTTCACTTCACCTGTGGGTTTTATTCTCAACACTTCTGTTTTGGTTGTCCCATCGGAAAAGTCAAATACGAAATCTTTGAATTCGCCCGTGCCTCTTTTTT